TCTCTAGCGATTTCGAAAATGTCGTATTGTTTGTAATCAAAATGTCCTCCGCTCATACTGTAATTATATTAGTGTTCCTTTGAATTTGACTCCCAGTCTTGGCAACGATCCAAGCTCACACCGCTTAACAGGCGGGCCGCACCCCATGTGCGTTACTGAGATTTAAATTTTTTTCTTTCTTCTGCAAAGAAATTAAAAGTAGGGGTAGAAGGTAACGCTCCTTCTTCTACGGTTTAAAAGACCGTTACATCACTTTAATGTTTTACCCCCTAAAAACATTCTACCGTGCAGGATTCGCCCGACTCAAACAATCAGGCCGAAGCACTACGATCATTATATCACCGTTCCTTATAGGCTCTTATCAGGTAGAAAAAGCAGGCATAGAGGGAGTCGAACCCCCACACACTGAGTCAAAGTCAGTTGCGCTACCATTACGCTATATGCCAATTAAAAGGCGGGTGCGGTAGGATTCGAACCCACGGAGGCTTTGAGACCCCTCTAGTTTTCAAGACTAGCACAATCGACCACTCTGTCACACACCCATAAAAAATCTTAAACATGGCGGGGATTGAACCCGCGTCGTCAGAGCTTCTCTCTTTTGCGGTGTAGCTTACCATCATAGAGAAGATGTGATCTACCACTGAACTACATGTTTAATTGGTCTGGTATGTAGGATTTGAACCTACGATCTCCTGAATCCAAATCAGGCGCGATACCAAGCTTCGCTAATACCAGATATTTGATTGGTGGGTTCCAGATTCATAGCGCCGTCTTAGGCTACGTTCCTAAGTGCATTTTGATCCTTCCCCCATTAAAAAGAGTGCGGGATGAGAGAATCGAACTCTCGACTTCAGCTTGGAAGGCTATTGTTTTACCATTAAACTAATCCCGCGAAATTGGTTGCTCGCCGTCTAGTTCTCACAGCACAGGCTATCCTGATCGCGACATGCAGGATTCCAGCGAGCATTGAAAGTAGGTCGTGAGGGAATCGAACCCCCGTTGATTTTTTTTTTGAACGATGTTGTATTCATTCGTGTAAATACTAATATGAAATGCTTACATTGTCAAGAAGAAACTAAAAATCCAAAATTTTGCTGTCGTACTTGTGCAGCGATATATAATAATAAAAAAAGTCCAAAAAGAAAATTAACTAGATTGTGTTCATGTTTAGACTGCAAAAACATAGTAAGAAACTATAGATCTTCTCTATGCGAGACTCACTATCAAGAGTATTTAAAATGTAAAAAAGATTCTATACTAGAGACTACGATAGGAGAATATAGAGATAGAAACAAATTGCTTCATAGTTCATCAACTCATGCACACATAAGAGGATTAGCGAGAAGCTGGTTCAAAGAGTTAACAAAAAAACCATGTGCTGCTTGTGGTTATAATAAGCATGTTGAACTGTGCCATATTAAATCGATGGCTTCTTTTGCAGAAGATAGCTTAATTAAGGAAGTAAACAACAAAGACAATATCGTTCAATTATGTCCAAATTGCCATTGGGAATTTGACAATGGTTTATTAAACAGAGAGCAGGGATGGCAGGACTCGAACCTGCATTGATCCTTTACGGTGCCACGCATTAGAAGTGCGTTCCGATACATCCCCATTGAAATTGCACGGTCTTTTCTTTTACATCAGGCGACCGAAACCCTGATTGTCTTTCGGGTCTTTCCCGAATGAAGAGTGGGCAGTGCTGGACTCGAACCAGCGAACTCCGAAGAGGGGAGATTTACAGTCTCCTGCAATTGCCGCTATGCGAACTACCCGAAAAATATATGGGTTGTTAGGGAATCGAACCCCAATCTTCTAGTTCGTAGCCAGATGTCCTATCCGTTGAACGAACAACCCAAAAAAGGTAGCGGGTGAGGCGCTCGAATCCTCCAGAAAAACAGCTTATGAGACTGCCGACTAACCATCTTGTCCTACCCGCTATTAAAAATTTAGTACTCCATGCTGGGCTTGAACCAGCGACCCCGCCTTTATAAAAAACGCGCTCTGACCAACTGAGCTAATGGAGCGTGTATACATATACTCCCACGGAGAATCGAACTCCGATTTGTAGGTTGAAAACCTAATGTCCTAACCGTTAGACGATGAGAGCGTTTCTTGAAAATGAAATGTAAAAGATCTATTTGAACAACCGCGCTTTCGGGTTGCTATCAGTCAGTGGCGGCTCGCCGTCGCTGATGATGTAGTAACAGTATCACACGACAACCGATTTGTCAACCACTCTTTTACAATTTCTCAGATTTTTTCTCCAAGCTTCGCAGCTTCAACCTCGGCCAATCTAAAACGCCGTACGCTTGGGCGTTTCAGGCACTCCCTCGTCATGAGCCTTTGTTCTGTATTTAAAACATAAAAAACCCAGCTTTTGGCTGGGTTTAGAGAAAAGAAAACATTTAAACCCAAAAACAAATCAACAAGCCACTCCGAAAAACGGCTTGGCTTGTCTCAATGAATTTGGCGAATATTTACTCACTAAAATATAATACACATAAAATACACAAAATCAAATTTTATTTGTAATAAATTTCTCTTTCCAATTTTCGAAAGCGAGCATCAGAATGCCAAACTTCATCTGCTTGAGGAGAATACACTCCATCAAGAGTTTGAATCTTTTGATCTTTCTGAAGCCTTAGAGTAGAAGGTTGATAAATGTTCAAGTTCTGATTTTTCTCGTCGGAGTTCAAGGCGCAAGATGTCTGCGCGATCAGAAGAATTGCTATCGCCGCGAGAGCGCAGTTTTTCAATTTCTTCAATAATTTCGTTTTGACGTTGTTTTGATTTTTCTCTAATTTCATAATAAAATAATTTGTTTTTTAAAGATAAAAATAACTCTAAAGATTTAATCAATGAATGCAATATGCTCATAATCTTTTATAAAAAAGATTCCCATTCTTTTCTAACTTTATTTACATTAAATATGAAAGACGGAATTGATGGTGCTTGAGGCACATTTCCATTAATATCATACCAAGGAGTATAAGATCCCTTTTTGCAATTACAAGAACGACAAGCGAGAACTCTATTCGAGTGATCGTCTGTGCCACCTTTGCTTCGAGGATGAATATGATCGATTGTTAAATCAGAAATATTCTTCTTTGTAAAACAATACTGACAAACATAGCCGTGGATTTTAGCTAGCTCATAAACAGTGAGCTTTTTTCTTTTAGGCTTAGTGAAGTATTTGCTTGTTACAACAAGCAGTGTTGGAATTGGCCAAACGGCTTTTGCGCTACGAAGAACAGGTTGATCTTCATAAAACTCTGCATGCTCATTCCAAGCTTCTAGCGAATGGAAAAGATTACTATTTTTATCGAGAGCTGTAACGTTATCTTTGAGCAGATGCAAAAAAGCATCTTTAGCAGTAATCGTAGCAATTGGTTGCCACGCGCTATTCAACAATAAGGTTGTTTTAAAATCTGAATCTACTACATTCATTTTAATTTAAATTTTAAGACAGTCCGCGCAAGACAATTCACCAGCATCATAGTAAGTTTTTTCAGACTTTGGATACTTGCTTGCTACTTCATATGTCAGTTTTTCGCGCATTGATTTCTTTTGATTTTTAGATCCCACGAAATAAAAATATCGATGCTTTTGAGAGGGTTTAATTTTTGAGATGTTGTTTTCCTTTGCCCATTCGCTGGGATTAGTGATTTTATACTTGTCGCGAATAGTCATTGCGTGAGTTGGAATACCATCAATCACATAAAGACTGTCATGAGATACTGTAGCTCCAGTATACAACCAGTTTGTTGCTTGATAAACAATTCCACTGTGTCCAAAAGCAGAGTCAGCGTAACTAACAATTGCGCACGGTTTTTCTTTTAGCATTTCGATTGCCCGACTAATCAAAAAAGAAGCTGCATTTTTATGTCCAGAATCAACAACCAATCTTGTTAGCTCGTAAAGCCTAAAGTTCCTATCTTTAAAAGAGTACTTTTGGATAGGAGCAGAAGGTTGACCAAAGCAACAAACTCCAATTAGAACATCATTCTTAAAAAGTCCAAATCCTTCCCAAAAGATACCCAATCGTCGTGAGTAATGTTTTTGAGAAACAATAGAATTTGCAACTTCTTTAGTGATTTTTTTGACAATCATGATTTTGAAAACTCCCAGCCAAAATTAATCAGCTGGGAGTCTATTTGTTAGTCGATATTAACATCAAGAACCAACTCCGAAATCTTTTCACAACGAGATTCAATCTCGTTCGACTTCATGAATTTAGAAGAAGATTTCAAAGATTCAATAGTTGAATAGCACTCTTTGTAAAGAGAATTTTGCTCAAAAACTTTCTTTGTAAGATGATCGTAAATTCCAAATGGCATTACTTCATATCGATCTTCGAAATCAATACAGCACTCAATTGGATGTCGCAGGGTATTTCCAACTGCGTATCGGAAAATATCGTGTTTGTTAATAGCAATCTTCACTTTGCCCGAAGATCAAAGATAACCTTTTGAGAAACTTCCTTTTCATTTTCAAGAAGCACTTCTACAACGTAACCATTGACACGCTTCGCACAATCAGAAGCCCAATTAACAGAACCCTTAAGCTTGTCGCTGTAGGTTTGCTGATGGTTGTTCTTTGCGTCGAAAACGCGATACTTGATTTCCTTGTTGTTTTGCATTTTTGTTTGTTTGTTCTGTTGTTTGTTTTTCTTTGTAGAATGAGCTTAAAGTAGGTTGTTCATATTGTCAATCAGATTTTCCAGACTGGCAGAGAAATTCGAAGGCAATTTTCCCGAGGTATTCATCGTTTGTGATAAAACCTTCTATAAAAATAGAATTTTTATTCGAAATCGAACAGCTTTTAAATTCAAAAAAATATTTTTTGTTTTGGTGAATAAATTCGTATTGATTTTCTCCAGTAGACTCGAAATCAAGATCAATTTCTTCGCCAAGATTAAAATGCTCCAAATTTGGTGTTTTTCCTACTACTTTAGTTTTCATTAAAATGTATATTTAAAATTTTCTATATCTTGTTTGTAAAGCTGAGAAACAAAAGTTTTTGAGCTTTCATTATAATAAGATTTATAATGGTTATGATCTGAAGAATTTTTATGAGGAAGATCTTTGGAAATGTGAACAGCTCCAATCTCTTCAATCATATTTGAAAAATCTTCTTTCAAGTTTTCGAATTTAAGAATCTTATTTACGTCAAAAGCTCCAGCAGTCCATTCTGATTGATTTTGAATTGGAAAGAAATAAGGATCATTTTCTTCTTTTTTGATTTCACAGATTTTACAAAACTCCTCAAACGAAGGTTCTTTTTCCAAGCCAAAAAGCTTCCATAGTTGATGTTTAATCGAAAACGAATACATGGAAACAAATCTGTCCCACGGATTCCTTACGACAGCAAAAGAAAAGTAGTTTTTTGGATTTGCTGGTAGGATGCTTTTTATTTCGTTTGGTTTCGCATGAGTTGGATCAAAAAAGTTTTTATAGAGAGGGCTTTTTAAATTCTTTAAAAAATTATCTTGATATTTGTTTACAAGATTATAAGCTCCAAGATGATCGTATATGGAAGTGCTGGCGTTTTTTGGAATTCTAACAAAAATCAAATGAAGCACCCATTTTTTTTCAAATGATGGAATAAATGATAACTCTGGATTCATTTAGAAAGTAGAGAGTATTTTACATTAGATATAATGTCGCTCATTTTGATAAGAGAGAGAACATCTTCTCGGTTGCGACGTTGATATCCAGTATAAAGAGGCATTTTTACATCGACATTCATTTTTGTCAAATCGCAAAGTCTTTCACAAAGACGAGCTAGAAGCTTTCTCTCAACAAGCAAGAAATCATTCTCTCTTTCAAAAGCCAAGAGATCTGCCGCTCCATACAGCCAACCCCTTTTTCCTTGAACATTCTTGAACTCGATCCAAACAAGATCATCGTTAACTGACGAATCGGACCTCTTAACCTTCTTGCGAGACTTCACTTCAACACTCATCTCAAGTTCTTTTGAAGTGCTGAGATTGATGTGGAAATCGATATGGCGGAATTCGTCTTTCGCCTCAGATTTCCTTATCGCAAGTCCAGCTTTCTTTGCGGCAGAAACAAAAGATGATTCTGCGTTTGCTCCCAAATTAAAAGAAGCGCCGTCTTTGTCGTATTTATTTCTATAAGCCATTATGTATTCCATAATACGCAGATTTTCTCATTGTCAAGATTAATTTCTGCATTCTTATCTCTTTGTTTAATCAAACGAAGAAATTTTTCTTTTTTGTATTCACGTTGTATTTCTGTGTAAAACTTTTTTATTTTCTTGTTTTTGTTTTTCAAGAATGCTCGAAACTCTTCGAAATCAGAAATAACTTTGAACGGCAATCCAATTATGAATTGAACAATTGCTGTTTCATTCTCAAACGAAATAGCAACGAAAAAACCTTTTCGTATGTAAACGTAGCAATTTTCTAACAGAAAATCTATATACTCATTTATTTTGAATATGGATAAAGACATTGATGGCATTTGACAGAATGGATAAGGTTTTGATTTCAAAAAAAAGTTAACTAGATTTTTTCTTTCTGATTGTTCTAATGTTTTTATTAGCGTAAAGTTCATGATAAATCTTTATTATAATGTGTAAAATAGCTCATGGGACAAGGACAAAATAAAATAGCTTTAAGTTTGACAGATTTACAGCCTACTGCTATTGTGGAGCTGTTTGAATTAATTTTAGACACTGTAGATAAAAGCTCTTCTATTATAAGATTTCATGGAGGTGGCATATTCCAACAAGACATAAAATGGCAAGGTAACAATTATCCCATTCTTCCTGTGGAATCTGAAGGTTTCGAAGTTACCGCAAATGGTCAAATGCCAAGACCAAAAATTAGACTTTCTAATAAAGACTACTATGTTACTCAATTATTATTAAATAACAACGATTTACAATTTGCAAAAGTTATTAGACGAAGAACTTTTGTAAAATATTTAGATGATGTTAATTTTGATGGAGGAAATCCATGGGGACAAGCAGACCCTTCCGCTGAATTAAGCGTGGACACTTTTGTTGTTAGTCAAAAAACAGCAGAAAATAAAGTTTTTGTAGAGCTTGAATTATCTTCTCCACTTGATTTAGAAAACTTTGAAGTTAATTCTAGGCTTTTAATGTCTCGTTATTGTTCTTGGTATTATAGAGGAAATGGATGTAATTATGGAGGACCACCAATAGAAACCGAATATGGATTAGGTCTTCAATTAAACAAAGATTGCGTAAAAAGTTTTACAAGTAATGGCTCGGCAATATTTGCAACTGGAAATTGGAAAACTGGAATTGCATATAAAAGTGGTGATGCTGCATACATAGAAAATCCTAATATAATTATTAATCCACGCCCAGAAGACAAAGACAAAACATTAAAATACGCAAAAATTTGGTATGTTGCTCAACAAGAGCATACCTCTTCGTCTACTACTCATCCAGATAATAATGAAACATTTTGGCTTAGAGATGGTTGTAATAAAAAATTAGAAGGTTGCAAAAAAAGATTCCAATCAAAAGAAACTCAAAGTATTCCATCTTCAGGAACTTCTCTTACAAATAACTTTATTGATTTTTCTCATAAAAGCTTATTTAATAGTAATAATATTGCATCTCAAGCTACAATAACAGGATCTAGCGTAATTAGTGGATCAGCATTCAGAAACGTTGCAGATGGTTTAACTGGAAGCTCCGCTAAAAATGCAGACTTGGTTTATTCGTGGATCAGTTCTGGAACTGCTAAACCGTATATAGAATTTACTTGGCCAGAAGTAAAGAAAATAAATAGAATTGATTTATATGATAGGAGTTCAAATGTGGATTTTAAAACTGCAAGAATTCAACTTTTTAATGGAGTAACTCAAGTTCTAAGTGGGGATATTAATGTTATAGCTAATGGATCTAAAACTACAACTGGATTTGCTATTACAAATGCAGATAGATTAAGAATAAGTGGAGTAAATTCTGATGCTGGAGCAGGATTAGGAGAAGTTTGTGTTTTCGAGCCTTCTGGATTAGGTTTGTACAACGACACTTTCTTATCTAGTGGTTTGTGTATTAATCCCGATCTTCATATAGCTTCTTGGATTCAGTTTGAAAGCGGTGTTACTTCTACAAATCAATTACTTAATGTTTTTCATAATGTCGAAAATGGAAATCAATATAGCGGATTAAATCTTTATGTAAGTGGAGGTAATAATTTAGTATTAGATTTTGCGACTGTTGAGCTTAGTGGCGCACCATCAGGAGATTATATAATTAGGCGAAAATCAATATCTATACCATTTGCTCCAAGAGATTTGCAGCCAATTCATCTGGAAACTTATGGAGGAAATACTTCTTCATCAACACCGACATCTTTTCCAGATGGAAGCATAAAAATTTCTAATTTGCAAAATAGCGCAGAGTATGTATTGAAGCCAAAAAACATAAGTACAAAATTTTCTGGAGAATTTTTCTTATTCAAAAATCCATCTTATACAGGATCTACTTCTAATTTATTTTTTGGAGTTAATAATTGGCAATATCCAACAGGAAATTTGAATTTATCCGATTCTGGAATTTATTCAAATACCCAATTAACCAGTAGTATTAAAATTGGATCTACCGCAATTTGGACTGGTCAAAGTGGTTTGGATTTTAGAAAAAACTTTTTTAACAGAGAAGACGTTATTGGAGACGACGTAGTATATGAAAACAAAATCCCAAGAACTTATGAAGAGTTGACAGGCTCCAAACCTATATTAAAAACAGGTTTATTTGCTTGGTGGGATATGGACTTGAGTTCACCTCCTTATCAAATTATTGCATCTAATGATGCGAATCAAAAAATATACTTAAGTGGAGAATATGCAGCGTCTATAGAATCCGAAAAAACTAATATATTTAAATACGTCGAAGCTTATATTACTCAAGAAACTAGAGATTATTTACCATTTGGTGGATTTCCTGGAACAGATAAATATGGAAGATAAAATTTCAAATAAGTCTCTATCTGTTATTAGAGATTTCTTAGTTAATCATTCACTTAAAAATACAATGAGTGAGATATGTGGCTTTGTTGGTTTCGACAAAGAAAAAAAACAATATGTAGCAACAATTGAAAAAAACCAAGCAAATGATCCAAAATCTTTTTTTGCAATAAATCCAGTTAGTTATTTGAAGTTTAAAAATTCATATTCTCTCGTTGGTGTTTTTCACAGTCATGTAATAGGAGATGAGTCCGCTTCGGAATTTGATATTAAAATGTCAGAGTCTTGCTGTTTACCATTTGTTATTTACTCAATAAATAGTAACAAATTTAATATTTATGAGCCTAAAAATAAAGATTATGATGTAAACATACTAGAAAGGATTAAGGTTAAATTGAAATGACTGTTATTAATTTACATGGTATATTAGCTCATGAGTTTGGAAGTTCATTTTTAATGCATATTAAAAAGCCCAAACAAGCTATTGAAGCTATAAATGCGAATAAAACGTCTTTTAAGAAAAGAATTTTTGATCTTTCTCAACAAGGAATTCATTATGTTATTTTAGTTGATGGCGAAAATGTAAATTGCTATGAACAGCTTGAAATCAAAAAAGAGAATACAACTATAGATATACTTCCAATGATTTGTGGGAGTGGATTTGTTGCCGCTTTGACTACTCTCGGAACCTTTCTTGCTAGCGGTGCTGCTGCTGGTAGTTTTGCAGCAACGTTTGGAGGCTTTTTAGTTTCAAATGCTGCTATAATAGGAGGAGCTTTAAATGTTATAGCAACAACTCTTATCCAACAAGCTTTATCTCCTTCTCAGAAATCAGAAAGAACAGAAGCTACAATCAGTGGAGCTAAAGAGTCTTTCTTGATTGGATCAAAAGCAAATTTAGCCCAACAAGGAAATCCAATTCCAGTCGGATACGGAAGGTTAAGAGTTGGAAGTTCTATTATACAAACAACAATCAAATCTTATCCACAAGCGTATCAAACCAAAAAAGCTTTAATTGGAAAAAATAAAAATTCTCAAGATGCAGCTATAAGAGAGCAAAATAAATGAAACATTTAATTAATAAAAATCTATTTCAAGGAGGAGGCAAAGATAAACCAAAGCCTCAACCTCCACTTTTAAAGCCGCCTAAATTGGGAGCTTATAAAATGCTGAATTCTTATAGTGTTGCAGAAGTTATTGATTTAATTTCCGATGGACCAATAGAAGGAATTGTTAATCAAAATGGATATCGCCTTGGCGAAGGATCTAGCATTTTACAAGGAATTTATTTAGACAATACCCCTATAGAAAAAACACCAAGCCAACAAAGCGTTCTCTTAAAACAAGAAGATGTTATTGGCGATCTTGATATAAGCGAAACTTTAAAAAAACTTGGAAACATATACTATGAACCAAATGGAGTTTTCAAAAGAGATTTTCATAAACCCGCTGTTACTCTCAATGGAAAATTTTTAAGAACAGATACGCCAGAAGCAAAAATCATTTCTACGAATGCCAAAGAGGCTGGAGATTCAAAAGAATATTACTATTCTCCATTAATAGGTAAAATACTAGGGAAAAATAATAACAATGGAAATGGTTGGGAATGGATTGGAGATTTAAATGATAACAGTCCTAGATTTTTTAGGACACAAATCACCAAAGACTTAGAAATCCATTATGAAGATCCAAATCAAAGTTTATTTTCTCCTTTAACACTTCTTACTAAAATAGAAACTAAAGTTAAAGCTGCAAATACTGGAGCATCAGCAAGTATAAAGCTTACTAATGAAAAAATTATAAATAAAATAACAAATTTAAAAAATTCAATTGCATCTAAAAAATTCAACTGGTCTTCTAAAAACACATGTTTTGTTGTAATAGAAATTTTAAACCAATCACTAACACCAAGGTATACATCAAGCGCTGAAAAAAAAGTACTTGATAATAATGGAATACTTAAAGAGGTATCTTTTGAGCTTTCTGATTTTAGTAGTAATATTCCTCAAGCGCAAATACATAAAATAATTATTCCAGAAATTCAAAATGATGAATATACGGGCAAAGTTGAAGGATGTTTGGTCATTGAAATTCCAACAATATATTTAGAAATAGAAGGTTCCGCAGAAGACTTTTATGCCGCACAATCTTCAACAGCAAAAACTACGACAGTTCCATTAAAAATAAATTATGATTTTCATTATAAAAGACAAATATTCACTGATTTAAGTGGCTTTATAAAAGATAATACAAAATTAATTTTTAAAAAAGGTCCAGAATCAGATATTTTGGGGCCTTCTAAATATAACTTTTTAAATGTTTCTTGTGAATTTAAAGATGGAGGTGAATTTCAAGAGCCTTTGGAATATTTTAAAAATATCTATATCGATTATGATTACGCATCTCCATTATCTGGACCGTTTAAAACTAGCGGAATAACAAGAAGAATTGTAGGAGATTGGAATACTAATGGAGCTAAAAATCCAAAATTAAATATAGAACTTGGTCAAGAAGAAGGTTCTAACGATTCTAGAGCGCAAACAATAAACAGTTCTAGACAGAGCTTTTCTGATTGGAATGATGATAATCAATATGATGAATTAGCAATACCAATTGTTCACACAATTGAAAATCCAAATGTTTCGTCTGTTTTCTTTACGCTAGGTATTGCTAGTTTAAGTGATACCGTAAGTGTTTCTACTGATCAAAAAAGAGATCAAGGAGATAAAGTTCCAAGTATAGTAGAAATTGAAGTCGAGTGGGGTAAAATTTCAAATGGCGAAACTTTAAGCTCACAAACGCGAAAATATGCAATTGCAGCAATTGTTGAAGGTCAAATGTTGATTGATTTTGGATCTCCAGATTTGGAAGATGTAGAAAATGCAACTTTAGAATCTGTTAGAGATATAGGAGAAAACACTTTTGAAACCGAAGCTGTATTATCGAAACTTTTTACATTGCCATCTTTAAGCAAAGAAGAAAATCCATCTATTACTAAAAGATATATTAAAATAACAAAGCTCTCAGCGGAAACAAATTCTGTTTTATTGAAAAAAGATATTTCTCTTTATAAAGTTACAGAGGTATTAGAACAAAATTTTTCTTATCCATTCTCTTCTATTGTTGGAGTTAAAATAGATGCTCGAACATTCAGCTCTGTTCCAGAGAGAACTTATGATTGCAGGTTTAAAAAGATAAAAATACCTTTAAATTACTTTCCATTAGAAGATAACGGAATTGATAAAAGATATATTAAATCTGAAACTAATTATAAAATTCCAAATTTAGTTTACGACGGAGACTGGAATGGAGAATTTAAAGAAGGTTGGACTGATAATCCAGCTTGGATTATTTATGATCTTTTAACTAGCAAGCGTTATGGATTGGGCTCTTATCTAGAACCAGAGCAAATTAACATATGGGAACTTTATAAGATAGGACGTTTTTGTGATGCGGTTGATAGCGAAGGTTATTTTGAAGGAGTATCAGATGGTGTAGGAGGTTTAGAGCCAAGATATTCATGCAATATTGTTTTTAGAGAACAAACGAAGATATTTGACGCTATCAACATAGTAGCTTCTTTATTTAGAGGAAGTGTATTTTTTAGTAACTCAGAAATACAATTTTTAGATGATAGGCCGCGAGATCCAATCTCGATATTCACAAATTCAAATGTCAAAGACGGAGTATTTAATTATATTAATAATAGAAGAGACCAGCAATTTAATACTGTTGAAGTTGCTTACTTAGATAGATTTGACAACTATCAAACTAAAATTGAATACGTTCAAGATGAAGCTGATATTAGAAAAAGAGGTGTTTTCAAAACAGATATAAATACTCTTGGCGTAACATCTAGAGCGATGGCTAGACGCATTGGACAGCATTTGATTTATCAAACAATAAAAGAAAATCAAAGTATTGAATTTAGAGCTGGTTTAGAGTCTTTGTTATGCAGACCTGGAGATTTAGTTATTGTAGAAGATGAAATGAAAACACTTTCTACAAATTATGGAAGAATTTTAGAAAAAAGTTTAAATACGCCGAAAAGTTTAACAATTGATAATTTTTATGATACTGGATCTTTCACTGGGAAGGTTACAGTTTATAGTCCAACAGGATTTACAACTTCGCAAGAGCTTAAAGATATAAGTAAACTAAAAAGAAACAGAGTTCCTTATTTTGATATAACTGGAGAATTATTAAATTCATCAGATACTGCATTAACTGGAAGATATTATTTTTCTGGTTATGCCGCTGGATATGCAACTGGAAATTCATTTGGGCTTCCAAGTCAAGTTCCGTTGTATACTGGTAGTGGATCTAGTGGAAGCTTTTTTTGCTATTATAACACTGGAGCTACTGGTTTTGTTTTTTCAACTGGTCTCGCTTATCAAAATAATAATATTTATGATAAAGTAATATGCAGCACTGGATTAACTGATATCACATATTTTGAAAGTGGAGCTGATCAAACTGGTTATAGATATGATTCTGCATCACCAAATAAAAGAGGCGCTCTATCTGATAAAATTAATGAAAATTTTATAGTAGAATTTAAAAATAGCTATGAAGGCATTTTGGATAGTGAAATAAGCACTGTAAATAATCCACAGATAACGACATTTGATATAACTGGTGTTACTAATTTAGATTATGGAGCGAGATTGTTTTTAGATCCTAATGATATAAATATAAATCTTTTGCCATTAGTTTCAGAAGGTAGTGTTTATAGAATTCAACGAAAAAATGCCACAGATCAAGTTTATAAAATCATAAGCATTAGAGAAGAAAATCAAAATGAATATAATGTATATGCTTCTAAATATGATACTGGCAAATTCAAAGAAATAGAAAATCATATAACTTCGGATTTCCTTCCAGAAACATTTGCTACCTCCATACCTGTGATTAATGGTCAACAAATTATTGAACTTAGTCCTCCAAATATAAATACCTTTACTACTGGATCTATTTCTTCTACAGGATTTAGCTTAAGCGGATCATGGAGTGGTGTTGCTGGTGCAACTGGATATTTAATTAACGTAGAAAATTTAACAACCAAATCATCAAGAAGTATAATTCAAGCGTCTTCTCCATTTAATATTTCTGGATTAAAAGATATGGGATATTGGGAGATGAGAATTCTTTCTCTTGCTACAAGTCCTAATATAGATTCTGTTGTTGCTAAAACTGGATTTTTTGCAGCATATCAAGCTGCGGCTCAACTAACTGCTACTGCCGTAGTTGGAGCTGATATAAAATAAAATTATTAAAAATATGTTCGAATTTGAAACAGCATTCAATGTAAATACTGGAGCTTTATCTCAAACTTACACAGGAAGTGGAGTACATTTAAAAAAAGATGTTACTCTTTCTTTCACTTTGTTAGATCCTCAGCTCAACTTAATTAAAACAGATTCTGATTTGATTAACAATCCTTTAACTGATATTGTTTCTTTTGATATTTTAAATTCCAACGGCAGTGTTGTTTTCCCAAATTATAAATCTGGAACAAGCAGCAGAAGCTTGACTTTAACTGAAATAGAAAATGCAAGTATTTTTGGATCTTATAATAAAGATTTCGGCGTCAGAGCAACAGTTACGAATAATTTAAACAATAATAAATTCCAATGTGAATTTTATGCTTATGGAAATGTTCCAGAAATAGATATTGGTGCCACTTTTATTTATGATGGTGGAGCTTTTGCTCCAGCATCACAAGATCCTTATAGTCCTTATCCATTTCCAACGGGTGGCAATGAAACGCAATTAGGCCAAATCAAACTAGACATTGCTTTAAAAAATTCCCTACAGTATATAGAGATGCTGAAATATGATATTTATGCTTCTCTCGAAGATAATATTGTAGTTTACGATGATCCAAATTTAAATCCATCAACTAATCCATATTTTTTATACAGTCAAAGCGTTCAGAGCGTTGAAGAAACTAAAACTTTAGTAATTAAGCCTATAGGTCTTGCTTATAATACAGAATATTATTTTACAGTTGTTCCTTATTCAAACTTAGGTTCAGGAACGCACATTAAATTTGGTCCCAAAATATTTACAAAAGAATCAGACGATAATGTTCCTTTTGTACTATCAGCTAATCAATTTGAACTTATTAATGGAGAATCTACAGTCAATTTATCTACTCTTAGCGGAGAAACAACAACTCCTGCTACAACATTAACCACTATTGATACTCTGCAAACTGGAACTTATAATACAATTCTTTATGCAGTTCAATTCAAAACAGGAGATCCAGCTTCCTATATCTCTTCTGAACTAAAATTAGTTTATGGAGGAAGCGATCCAGACTCTTTATTAGAGTCACCTATAACAAACACTGGGCAACTGATTTACTCAGTTGCCACAGGTGTCAGCGGAGTGCGTTTGCTGCAAATAAGCGGAGCGCCTCCAAACTCAACTTATAAAATATATAAAACTTCTTTATGATGCGCTCATCATTTCTCGAAGATATTCAATAAACAATGGCTTTGCTTGTGCCGACAATTTAGCATAGCGCTTTTTGGCTCTACGATAATTTCTCTTTCCAATAGGATCTGATGGATTGATAATTGATCTAATTTCTTTTGCTTTTCTTTGGTTCATAATTTTGAAATATAAGTTTCGGAATCTTTTAGAAATCCCATTTTTTCATAAAACGATTTGATCTTTTCGTGTTTTTCATGAGCTACTACAGTAGACATGGAAATGTAGTCAAAGTTATTTTTTCTTGCGAAATCGACTGCCGTTTTAAATAATGCATATCCGACTTTTGGATTTTTGGAAAGCCACAAAAATTCCGAGAAAATTCTCTTATTGAATTTCGCGCTCTTTTCATTAAAAAAAATAATACAAGAATCAAAATTTGATTCTGATTGATGCCCCCAAACAAACAAATCCCAATTTAAGATTTGGACATGCCCGAAAGAGGCTTTAATTGTTTCTGCATCATGCTTAATTAAACGATGACCAGAATGGAGATCCTCCTTTTCGAAGAGGATCTCCATATCATCAATCAGCCTGCAAAAATCTACAGGATTAGTTATCCTTTGAATTTTCATTAACAACCTTCAATAAAACACGAGAAGCCTTAGCTGGAATATCCTTGAACTGCTTCCAATCTTTTGCTTCTTGCAGAAGAGAAAGCATAATTTCATCATTAGCTTCTTGAGCCTTCTTCCACAGTCCTCTCAGAAAGGCTTTGAATGCCTCAAAATCTTTGAGCTTGAGCTTTTCGTTAACTACCTTCTCAAGAGTTCCTTGAGCGGTAATTGGAAGAGCGTTGGACGCTACAAACGAATCTGGAATTTCTACGACACGATTTTTCGACTTATCTACTTCGTCTGCGCCAACAATATGAATATTCAAGAAGTTTCTAACACAGCGCACAAAAGCTCTATTACAAGCAATAGTTTCTAAAAACTTCAAGCAGAAGTCATCCGTGTTTGATGCGGTAGCGTTTGCAACATCTTGATAAGTAATATAAGCACCATCATTTTCATAGTTTGGAATCCATTGAATGGTGCATTTTGCAACGACATAATCTTCACGAACGTTATTTACGTCATATTCAACAGAAATGAAACCTCTCAGCTTTGCAAGCTCCTTGATACCTCCAAGCATAATAAGCAGCTGCTTGTCTTCAAGACCTTCAGCAGAAGGAGGAATAGGAATCTTACGAAGATCAAACCAATCTTTATTGGGATAAAGGAATTCAGGCTTAATCATAGCTCGCCAATTCACAGAGCCATCTTCATTAAAGACGTAATCAACACCGTTGATTAGTCCATCTTCATTTCGGATGTAAGACTTTTTGTGAAGCTTTTTAGGTTCATCTAAAGCTTCCGTCGAAACGTCATCAGTCAATTCTTCGTTATTTTGTTCGCTCATAAATATAAAAATGTTGTAAATCTTCCAACAGAACGGGATTATCCAACAAATTTAGATTTTTGTCAACAGATTCTTTTCCATTTAAGAAATCATATTTGGACGAATATCTTTTGTTTTTTGATAAAATAACCTTTGATGAGCTAAAAAATGATTTAGAAAAGTCCAGATTTTCCTTTTCTAAAAGGGACTTATCACCTTTGTAATAAAAATAAACGTCAAAATCAAAATACTTTTCCCGAATTTCAGGTAAATCTTCTTCATTCTCAACTAAAATAGTCACGCTTATGTTTAAATTTCGGATGGCGAGCAAATGATCATCTTCAATGAAGCTATCTTTTTTCAAGATATAAGAGATGTTTTTTATTTTGTGAGAAAAGTGTTGACAAAATTTAGTATCTAACTGAGAGCGACTAAATATTGAATAACTATTTAAATAATCACACCAATTTAATAAACTAGCTTCATCCAATCCATAGTCAGGTCGAATAAATACATGATGATTCTTCAAATTTTCAGCTAAGGAAAAAAAGTTTGGAACAATTTCGATAACCTGTTGATTATAAAAATCTCCGATAAACTTCGTTTTCATGTTGATCTTATCTTCAATTTTTAATTGAATTAAAATATTTTTGGCAATTTCTTCTGGTTTAATTTTGTTAATAGAATCGTTTGTATCAACTGCTCCAAGACACGGCTTTATTTTCCATGGAGCTTCCATAGAAATTTGATTCTTGCTCCAATAACCCTCAGAAACTGTTTTATATATGTTTCCAAAAACAGTAACCATCGGTAAATTAATTGAACTCGCGTAATGAGAGTAAACATTATCGACTCCAATGTGAAGCATTGATTTTGAAATCACATAGGCAAGATTTTTAAAGTTTAAATCAAACAAGCAAAGATCCACATTTTGCAATCGAGCTTCTTTTGCAGATCCAATTTGGATTATTTTTATACCCATTTTACTGAGCGACTGTTTAATGATATCAATTACAATATTATAATGTTTGTAATTCTTAGATGGAATTTGAGTTTCCGTGCAAATGGTAATGTATTTTTCGTGAATAATTGGCCAAAAGTGTTTTGACACAATAGGTTTCGAAATTTTGACACCTAAGTTTTTTGAATATTCTTCTATTAAATGACTCATTGTAAAGAAAATTGAATTTTGTCTTTGCCGTTATGAACGTATGTAATTACCTTTTGAGTTGTGGCATTTGGAAAAAATGCTAAATCAAAGTATCCAGCGTGCTCTGATATTCCCTCTAAAACCGCTGGACTGTCTATTTGATCTGAGTATGGAATACATTTATGAATGTAAGGATTATCTTCAATATAGGCAAAATACTCTGGTTTTGTGATTACATAGATATTATGTTTTGGATATTGTTTTTTCAAGTTTTTCATCAATCCATTAATCAAAAAAAGATCTGTTTCTGAAGCTGGCATGACAACTGCAATTCTATTGCCATCGTCATCTTTATCAAGCATGTCATTGAAATCTACAGGCTTAAATGTTTTTGATAAAGCTTTATTTTTGAGATTTTTTATAAACTCTGCTTGTGCATCTTGACTTTGAAAGATATTTTTCCACTGTTGAAAAATAGAACTATTTACGTCTATCTTTTCATTTAAAAATCCTGAGTAGCAATCTATGATAAAAGAATCAACATTAGAAGTTGGCTTAGGCTCATAATTTGGATTGATAGAATCGTTTTCTAACAAATTTGTTTTGTCTCTTTCTGGAAGAGAATCAATAATTTCTTCGAGCTGCTTTCCAATAGCTTCAATAGAGCAATGCTCAACCACGAAATTTCTAGCTCGAATACCAAGCGCTACTCTTTCTATAGAAGGCATTTCGTGAACCATTTTTAACTTGCGTGCGATATCAATTGGGCAAGTTGACGCTTTAATAAATTGAGTTCCTGGTTCTCTATATTCATTCCACTGCAAAGGAAAGCCTCCGCTTTCTTCAGTGCAATAATCTTCGCCACAGGAGTAATCTGTAACTAAAGTAATTAGTTCTGCGAGCTTTGCTTCTTGAATGGGGATTTCTTGACCACCGCTAGTGAAAGGGTGACAATACACATCCATAAGGTTATAAATTTCATTAAGCTGTATTTCATTGACTCCGTTATTTATGTTTGTTGTGTTTACAGTTTTTTGTCCATTGCAATAGCGGCAATTTTGCTGCTCGCCTACAAATGACTTAATTTCGTATTTTTTGCAAGAGCTGCAAAAATAAGTTGTAAGTATATCTGAAGCATTGATGGATTTTTCCTTTAAAAGATCTGGAATATTCCATCCTTCTGACCAGTGAGTATGAAGTAAAAGTTTCGCGTTTGGAACTTCCCTTTTAAACTCTTTGAAGCCTTCTAAAATATTTGGAACGCTTTTTCTGAGTTGATTTCTGAAAACAAAGCCAACAATAAATTCATCTTTTAATCCAAAAGATTTGCGAAGATTTGATCTCTCTTCATCAGACATTCTATAAAACTCATTTACATTCAAGCTACCTCTCAAAGTTTTTACATGATCATAACCAATTTTCTTCATTGCTTTTTCTGCAAAAGAAGCCCAAACATAATAGTGATCAACTTTTGGAGCAGCATCAATTGCTGTTTGCAGTATTGGAAGACTATCTAAAGTCGTCCAAATCATGGAGTTGATTTTGCTCCACCAAGGTTTTTCAAAGAAATTGTTAAAAGCCCAGATATCTTCAATACCAATGTAAAGATCAGGCTTAAATTCTTCAATAGCTTTATCAATCATATAAGATCCATATGCAGCGGCTCTTTGTTCGTTTGGATCAGAGATGCGAGATAACACATTTGGTTCGGGCAAAGAACCAACACACTTCCAAGGAAGATTTTCTAAAGATGGGTCGTTCCAATGGCGACCGTTAGCAAATTCTACAACATTATACTTTCCTGTCTTAAAAAGATAACGAAGTATGTTTTTCTTGTGCTTTCCAAAACCTGTAAAAGCTTTGCAAAAATTACTATGAATCAAAACAGTTTTCTTATTCATTGCTCTTTCCGTTATTATAAGCGTTTAAATTTCTAAAATTAAAAGTCTTAGCTAGTACACCCTTAAAGAATTCTCTGATAACGTAAGCTTCACCGATCTCAATACCAATGCCGAATTTAAGCGCCGAGTTTTTAGAAATGGAAAGAGAGAAAGCTTTCGCGCCATTGTTTTTTGTATATGGCTTAAACTGAATTGAAGTCTTGTTATCTTCGAAAGTGTGGAAGGTATTATACTCACAATAGTTTTCAATTGCGTGAATAAAACCACCCAACTCAAATTCATTAAACTTAACAATAATTGTTTTGTCTGGATTTTTTGCATTTTCAGAAAACGAACCATTTTTGATTTTATCATTCCAAGAATGCTGCATAATGGCGTTGATATAAACGCAAGGCTCCTTTGCTTTACCTGTTTGACCGAGATTGAAAGAGAATGCGCATCCAAGATTTCGCGAATTTGGTTTGTATAAAGCTATCATATTGCAGTATATTAATTGAAAACAAACACTTGTCAATTTTGTTTTTTTAAGTAAAATTTATTATGCCTTATTTAAATCATAACATACCAACCATCACATGTTTTATTCGAAACGAGTATCTTTTTAATCATGAAAAAGGTCATGGTGAGTACACTCCATGCGACGTTCATAGCGTAGCATCTATCGAAAAAAGAGTTCCTTTGTTTGAAGCGTTTTTAACTAATGGAGTTAATTGGACTAGAAGACCCATCACCGCATTTTGTTGGAAACCTTGTGATCCCGTGCCTCTTGAAAAAGCTATGTATTGGAATTGCTTTAGTCCTTATGTTGATGTTCAAATTAGAACTAGAATGGCTGGACTTAAAGCGCAGTTAATTAATCCCGATGGCAAAAAGGAATGGGGAGAGTATATGTTTACGCTAGATTGGAGCTGGGAAAATAAAAGCATTCTTGATACCAATTTTTCAGAAACCCCCGAACACAAATGTGCTCATTTGTTTAAAATGGATAATGGTAATTTTTATGCTTATCCAAACAATAGAATTGTGTGGCATGATGATGCTTGGGTTGATGTTCCAATTTCAAAAAATCCAGGATATCAAATAGACTTAAATATATACAGTGTTGAAAACAAAAGAATTCAATACACGGACTATAGTTACATAACTGAATTTACAAATGAACCGCAAACAAAAGATTGAAAAAGAAATACTTCACGATATCGTGGTGAAATTGGCTCCGAGCAAGATTACAAATGCTGGAGTTGGAGTTTTTGCTTTAACTAATATCGAAAAAGGAGAAGTGGTATTTCGTCCCGAAAAAAATGAATTCATTACATGGGAAAGTTTGAAAGGTTTAGAATCTAATATATTTAACCACATTAAAAGCATTTGCAATAATGATGATTACGGATTTTGGATTGACTGTTCAATCAATAAAGTAAATCCCTCTTATTATGTAAATCATTCCAATACTCCAAATTTATATCATGATTTACAAACAGACATCTTTTCCGCTATTGAAAATATACAAATTGGAGATGAATTGACTTGTAAATATTTGCCCAAAGAGATTGATTGGGTGTAATAAAATATAATGAGTGCAGCTTATACTGGAATAACTATTGAACAAAGAGAATGCTTTGATTTGACCCTAACTATATCAAAGAATGGCTCTATTTATGATTTAAGCGGCGTAAATTTAACTGGTGAAATTAGAAGAGATTTCGACAATAAACTCCAAGTAGTTTTTAAAACTGAAATCATTAGCATCCCAAGTGGTATCGCCAAAATAAGTTTAAGTGGATCTGAAACAGCTCAAATAGATTTGTCTCCTTGTAGTTGGGATTTATTTGCAGATAAGTTAAATGCTTGTCCTGATAAGCTTATGTATGGCCCAGTTTATTTAATTAAAAATATTACTAAATAATGAGCGACCAAATCTCCATAAACGTTATTACAGATCAAACCGTCAACATTTCAGTTGAAGAAAATGATAATAATTTTTTATTGGCTCCAACTGATTTAAATCAGGAGCAGTTTTATCCCCTAAGTAATCCAAGTGGATTTATTACAGCAAGTCAAACGGGAGCGTTTTACCCAGCGAGCAATCCTAGCGGATTTCTCACTGGCGTAGATCTTTCGCCATACGTAACGGGCGACGTAGTTCGCCCGAGTCAAACGGGAGCGTTTTACCCAGCGAGCAATCCTAGCGGATTTATCACTGGAATTACTAATATAGTATATACTACTGGCGATCAATCAATTGCTGGAAATAAAACTTTTTCGGATAATATAGTCGCAAACGGAATGTTTAATCGTTTGCCAAACCAATTATTATCAACTGATGCTGCTATGAATTATCGATTAGCTCAGATAATACAAAACACACAGTCTTTAACATTAGCGCCAATGATAAATGGATGGAGTAATGTAACAACATTGCAGCCAAATACTAGTATTGCTACAGATAGAGGATTTATAAGACTAGATGCTGCTAGTAATATAGGTTTTGGCGCAATAACTGCATACATGGTTGGTGGCGAAGTTGCATGTATAGGCCAACAAGTTGCAGGTAGAGACGCTTATGTTAATTTGTCCAATAGAGTTGGAATATCTTTTTTAGTAAAAAGCGGAGGAGATTCATTCAATCCTTTGGTTCAAGATTGGGCTTTTGCATATGGAACATATGACGCTATAACAGGTCATAGTATGGATAATTTATATCCAATATCACAAAGCACGGCTGGATATAGAGCATATGTTTGCGTAACATGTAACTCTGGTGAAATTCGATTAAGGGTATGCGACAAAAACAGAACCCGCGTAGACTCACAGGTTTTAGAAACTATCACAGGAATTAGTCATTTTTCTAGAAATTATGCTATTATATTAGATGCAGGGACTGCTTATTTATACAAAAATAGAACATTATTAGGTCAAGTAACTGGAGCAACAACGCATAATGATTTAAATGGAGCTGCTGGAGGGGCATTTTTTAATCATACAGCCTCCATGACGGGAACCGCTACTAGAAGAAGACTTACTTTAGTTAGTTCTAAAATTTGGTGGGAAGACATTTAATTTATGATAACGAATAAAACACAACTAGAAAAAGACATCAACAATATAGACCAAATGTCTCAAACTGCCATACTCGCAGCTTCCGCTTTTGCGCATTCTTTAAACAACGCATATATAGCTCTTTGGTCTCTTCCTGAAGACAGATTGCTTCCAATACTACAAAAGATGTATGACGACAATACATTTTTAAAAATATTTGGCGATCATAATTATGCAGCAAGCGCAATCAACACAATATTAAACAACGGAAATCATCAAGGTGTTCGAGCATATGATGCAGCTCCAAAAGAAATAGAAATTACAGATGGCATACTTTCTTTCAAAGTAATTCCAGTTCCTGAAATTGTTGATGAAAATGTTGATAACATAATTATATAAATCAAACCTATTAAATCATGAGCATTGTAAATGCATTAAATCAAGAAGTGAATTCTTTTAATACTTTAACAGGTATATCGTTAAAGCCTCAAATTAATTTCGAGCAGATGCCAACAGTTAATGGCGAGCCTTTAGATGGAGGTGGAATTTCTAGCATCCAGTTTAAAAAATTAACTTCTTTATCTACTAGAAACAATAATACATATACAAAAGAAAGCGATCTTAGTAATTTTTCTATAGATGCTGGTTCTACTTATAAAGTAGAAATTCAATTAATAGCATCATCTACAAGCGCTGATGGAATAAAATGTAGAATAACAACTCCATCTACAATAAGTACATCTGTTTTTAATGTTGGAAACGCTGTTGATTTTTCTAACGCATTTAAAAGTTTATCTTATTCAAATGACAGCAACACAGAGATTATTCTTTTTGCGTCAGCTATTTCGATTCCTCAATTCCGCGCATTTACGGGATTTTTTATTTTTACAGCAAATCAATCTGGAGTTTTAGATTTTGAGTGGGCTAAGCAAAATAATACAGCTGGCCAAACAACATCTCTATCGATAAATAGTTGTATTACAGTCACAAAATTATCTACTTAAAACTCAAAACTGGCTCTAATATAGACTTATAAATAAACTCATAATGCTTCTTTACAGAAGCTATCTTAAAGAATTTATTATTGTTTCTGGCAAATAAATCAATAAGATCCAAAATCTTCATTGGTCTAGAAGAAGAGAATACGTAAACCTCTTTCAAGTATTGCGTCAAGATCTCTAGGAATATTTTTCTTTGGCTTATTTGATTACAAACTTCATACTCAAAATAGTCTTGTTGACATGGTGTTTTGCCGTTTGATTTGATAAAGCAATCAAGGAAGAATCTTTCCTGCTCTTCATTAAAGCCAGAGTAGATGCAGAAAGCTGATAAATCTAAATATACATTGCCGAGATAGCTTTCAGTAAAATCAACAAATTTGAAAGTACCTCGATTAAATAAAATATTTGAAGCTTTTAATCTTCCATGACACAAAGAGTTTTTTCTCACCACTTTAGGATCAGATAAAACAAATAATTCCTCTTCTACGCTTTTTATTGTTTGTTTAATTAAGTTGAGATCACTAAAGCTTTCTATAGCCTCAATGCTTTCTTGTGGAAGATTGTTAATGTTTACTGAGTTTAAAAAATCATTTAAATGCTCGTTGTAGCTTCTTAGTTGGAGATTTTCTTGCTGCAAAGAGTTATACTTGATAAAGAACTCATCAAGATTTTCCATGATTAAAGAAATGCCTAAGCTTTTTAGATCAAAAGCTTTTTCAAAAGAAATGATTGAATAATGAATTGTATCGCCGAAAACTTTAGATCCATAATGAGCAGCTTTTGCTGTTGAGTAATTTGGCAGTAGATTTAAAATATCAAATTCTCTTTTTATACTGCTGTTTTTTGAATCCATACTATACTTTATGCAGTAGGAGTTATTTTCAGAGTCAGCTCGATAAACATCGTAGTCTTGATTCGATGCGACGAAAGAAATTGAAAAATTACTTGGATCTATTGCTGCATTTTTTAAAATTTCAAAAACTATTTCATCGCCGCCTTCAAACGTATCTTTTTCAATTTCAAAGAAATAAGGTTCGTTTTTGTATATAGAATCAAAACTCATATCTTATGATAAAAAAAAACCTCAGTCTTTCGACTGAGGTTCGAATAAAGAATGTTGAGTTTTATTACGAGATTTGAACAGCTCCCATGCCGAACTTAGAAAGACTAGTCTTATTGAGGCGACGATGAGTGAAGTTATTTCGGTCGTAAATGACTACAGTCTTTGGAGTTTCATATGCGAACTGAGCATTGATGAGTTGTCCATGCTTAGTGCTAAGGCTGAAGAATCGACCTTCACTAAGACGCATTGCTTCGACGATTTTATTTTCAGTATTGTTTTTCATATGTATAGATCTTAGCAGATGTTCAGCTTGTTGTCAATCATTTTTGCAGAAACTTGCTTCGCATTTGGATTTTGAATCAGGAATTTTGCAATTGGGATCTCGATGTTTTTTCGAACAATCTTTTTGATGTCGCGAGCATGATCTTCGTTTTTAAAATCAATAAAATCTGAAGCTTCAATCGACATTTGCAGATCAACGCCATTCTTCTTCATGGATTCTTTAATTTCATTCAATTTAAAACTAAAGATTTTTGACACAGATGCTGAAGACAGAGAGTTGAATACTACCACCTCATCGATGCGAGAAGCCAGCTCTGGCGCAAGGTAGCTGTTTACGGAAGCTTGGTAAGCATCTTGCTTGTCGATCTGTTCTGGAGCGAATCCAAGCTGCTTAGACTGCACTGAGTTAGAGCCTACATTGCTGGTCATGACGATAATGCATCGTGAAAAATCAATAGACCTATTCAAATTATCTTTCAAAGATGCTTCGTCTAGAATTTGCAACAAGAGATTTAAAACATTTGGATTGCACTTTTCGGCTTCATCAAACAAAATCAAACTATTGGGATTCTTCCTCACAAACTCTGTAAGCAGCCCCCCCTCTTCAAAGCCGACATAGCCAGCGCTAGCTCCAATCAAACGAGAAATAGAAGATTGCTCTTGGTATTCGCTCATATTGATTTGCAAAAAGCTTTTTTCGTTTCCGTAAAACTCTTTTGCAATTTTTTTAGCTGTGAAAGTTTTGCCGACGCTTGTCGGGCCAACAAAAAAGAAGCTGGCAATTGGGCGAGTGGAACTTTGCAATCCAACTTTAGCACACGCTAGCAAATCATAGATTTTTGAGATATTTTCTTCTTGTCCATAAACATATTGATTAATGCTTTGCTCAAAAGAGCTGAACTTTTTAGAACTCGATTGTTTGATTGTTTCAATATCAACGTTAATTTTTTCAGCAATTACTGAATAAATATCATTTGCCGAGACTTTTGTATTTTTTCTCTTGCTTCTAATTCTCGCTTTGGAAGAAGCCAAGTCAATAACATCAAAAGCTTTATCTGGAAATCTTTGATTTGGAAGATAGGTTTCGCACAATTTAACAGCCAACTCTCCAAGTTCATTAGAGAATTTAATGTTGTGATGCAATTCATAACCAGGTAGCGATCCTTGAATCATCAAAAGAGTATCCTTTGCATCAGGCTCATCTACATACACGGCATGAAATCTGCGAGCAAGAGCTGCATCTTTTTCAAAATGCTTTTTATATTCAGAAGATGTTGTAGCTCCAATACATTTAATTTCTCCACGAGCAAGAGAAGGTTTGATTATATTGGCAAAATCTTGAGCGCCTTCTTTGCTTCCAGCTCCAACGATAGTATGAATTTCGTCAATAAACAGAATGCAGTCTTTTTCTTTTTTAAGCTCAGAAAGAAGCTGATTCAATCGAGCTTCAAATTGACCTCTATATTTAGTTCCAGCAACTAAAGCTGCAACATCCAAAGAATAAATATTCTTGTTCTTTAGTGGACCATTGTAATCTGGATCTTCAATCAATTGAGCTAGACCTTCTACAATTGTAGTTTTGCCAGTTCCAGCTTCACCAATCAAAACACAGTTGCTTTTCAATTTGCGGCACAAAACTTCTTGCATTAATCCGATTTCTTTTTCTCTTCCAGAGATTTTTGAAAAAGATGGAAGCTTTACTTGTTCATTAAGAAGAGAGCAGTATTTATTAATACTGCTAATGCTGGAATGTTCTTCATCTTCATCATCCTCGTCTTCATCATCTAAAACAAGATCTTCGTCTCCAAACATGGTATTTGGATTTTCTCCAGCAATAAAAGCAAGAACAGAAAGTTTTAGATGTTCTGTGTCGATGTCTCTTTCCAAGAGCAAATCGCAAAATCTTGGATGGCTTTCCAAAAAGGAATAAATAATATGCTCAGTGCCAACATATGCATGTTCATATTTTTTAGAAATCTTGTGAGAAGCAATCAGAAGAACACCTAAGTCCTTTGAAACTTCGAAAGACTTAAGATTATTGTTAATAAACGCAGAAGGATTCTCTTTTGCAATTTTGTCAATGACACTGATGATTTTTTTCTGCGTAAGCAAGATTCCCCTGCTCTTAAGAAAACTTTCGAAACATCCACTCGAATTTTTAAAGCACAAATAAAACATGTGCATTGAGTTTCCCACGCTGTGACCCTCTTGATCTGCAAAATCTTTTAGTTGATCTAGAGATCTAGAAGCACTAGAGGTAAAATTAATCTTTCCTACGTCCATCATAATATTTTTACACAAGTTATTTAACTTCTGAGAGCTTCATATAGATTTTATCTTCAAGCAAGGACAATTTATCGATAATCACGATATCGTTGCTTTTCTTGCCAATCAAAACAAATACGTCACCCTTCTTGGGAAGCTTCTTTCCAGATTTAATGTATTGAGAGTATTTTGATTCGCGAGCGGAGTCCAAAAACAAACCAGTGACTCTGCCGCACTCATCGTAAGCTTCGATACGAGCATACTTATTACCATTCAAACTAGTTCTTGCTACAGTATCGCTCACTGTTCCAACAAAGCGAACAATGCTATTATTTTCTTGATCAGAAATCGTGCCACTTGACAACAATTCTCCACCAACTTCATGCTTAAAGATCTCTCGAATATTTTGCGAATAGCTATATCCAAGAAGTTTAGATTCAAAATGCCAATTAGCGAATTTTAAGTGCTTGCGGTTTTTTTCGTAAATTTCTTTGTATGGAGAGTATTTCTTTTTAAATGTTTCAAATCTCTTTTCTGAAAAGATTTTTTTGTTGTCGTCTCCAATCAAAGATTCTTTGACTGCCGCACTGATAGATTCCAGAATATCGAAATCGTATTTTTCGCCCAAAGAAATAAAATTTCTCTTTTCTCTGTCTGTTAGAGAGTTGAAGGTCTGAGCTTCTAGAACAAGTCGGCATCTATCCTTTTTAACAAAGGCGTCTAGAACTCCAGCTTGAATCAAAGCAGAAAGAACTCCGATATTTACGCCAACTTGCTTTGCAGCCATGAATACTTCGTATTTATTGGCAAACTCAGATTCTCTGAACTCCAAAAGAGATTCGAGAACTTTGGTTGAAACTCCTTTGATGGTATTCAATCCATAACGGATATTCTTGCCTTCAATGCAAAAATCAATCTGAGATTTCGAAAGATCAGGCGGCAAAAGCTTGATATCGAAATAGCTCAACTCTTGAGTAATCTTATGAATTTCTTCGTGAGGATTTGGCTCAAATTGAGCATATTTCAAAAGACTAAGGAAGAATTGTTGTGGATAGTTAAACTTAAGATAAACAGTAATTGCAGCTAGATTAGCGTAAGAAATACTATGGCTCTTATTGAATGAATAGTTTGCAGAGTCTTCTGCGACCTTCCAAAGAATATCCGCAATGTTTGGATCAAGCTGGTTCTCAGAAACCTTTTCTCGAATCTTCTGCTGCCAAGAAGCCATTTGGTCTACCTTCTTCTTGCCAACAATTCGACGAAGCTGTTCCGCTTCATCCAAACTGAAACCGACTTTTGTAGCCATCTTCATCAACTGTTCTTGGTAAAGGGGAATTCCTCCCGTATAACTTAGAACGTCATCAAAGAAAGGATGGACAGATTGGAACTCTCCATTGCGAGCGTAATCTGCATAGCGATCCATGAAATCGAGAGCGCCTGGTCTTGCGATAGCAACAACAGCAGAGAGCTGTTCTAGATTCTTAGGAGCAACCTTCTGAGCGACCCTGAAGTTCGTGTCAGCTTCGATCTGGAATAGTCCGCTTGGAGCTTTGATCGTTTGCAGCGCAGCGTAAATAGTCGGATCATTTACATCAATATCGGAAGCCTTGATTCCAATTTGCTGGCAAACATCATGAACCACCGAAAGAGTTCGGAGACCAAGAATATCGAACTTTACAGTCAGTTCAGACACATTATTCATGTCGTAACCAGACATTACCGCTCCATCGCCTGTGTTTTGCATTGGCATGATTTCATCCATTTTATAATAGCTGATGGCAATACCAGATGGATGAACGCCAGTGTTTTTGGCAAGACCTTCGATCTTCTTTGCAATATTGAAAATCTTTTTATTTTTTAAAGCAAATGATTTAAAAGCTTCACTTTCTGAAAAAGCTTCTGACAATTTTGCAACTTTGCCAAACTTCTTTGGAATAGTATCGCTGATTTCATTAACAGAAGATTCTGACATTTCTCCAACAATCTTACCGCACTCTTTAATGCACAGCTTACTGCTTAGAGTATTTAAAGTGAGAATCTTAGATGTTTTCCCTTTGTACTTTTTATTAATATAATCAATGACTTCCTGACGACGATCATAACTAATATCGTTATCAACGTCTGGAGCTAGGCTTCCGTCAAGAAACTCTTCTCCGTTAACAATGATTTTTTTAGCTCTGCTTTTAGAAACGAATCTCTCAAAGAATAGATCATACTTGATTGGATCGATATTCGTCACTCCAATAACATAAAGCACAAGAGATCCTGCGGCACTGCCTCGACCAGCGCCAGTAGGAATGCCAGTTTCATGACAGAAGTTTATAACGTCCCAGTTCAATAGAACATAATCAATGAAACCTAATTCATTAAACACACCAAGCTCCATAGAAAGCCTATCGTAGTACTCCTGCTTGTTTGGCAAAGAATCAATTCCCTTCTGCTTCACTTTCATGAAGCATAGCTTTCGAAGGAACGTAAAATTGCTAATAGTAGAGGAGCATCCAAGCATGTCATAGTATTTCTGTTCAATGTGAATACTTGGAAGCTTGACTCCAGCTGGAAATGGGTTTTGGTATTCTGCAAATAAATCTTTCATACTTCAATATCGTAAATTTGTTTTAGGAAAATTTGGAATGTCATTTCGATGTCATACAAAGCATCGTGGAGCTTGTGTGGATCGTGAGGAATATTGTAATGCTTCAACATACTAGCTTGAGAAGTCTTGAGTCCTTTCTCTTTGTGGTTTAAAAGCTTATACTGCCAAGACAAAAAATTAGATTTGTCTGGAAGAATATTTTTAAAGATTGCTGTTGACAAAGACTTTGTATCAATGATGCGATCAAGATATGAGTAGTCACTTTTTCTACCCATCTCTTTTAGCCAAACATTCAACATGTAAACATCAAAGCCCAAAATGTTTTGACCAATAACAATATAACTAGGATCAAAAAGATATTTAGAAAGATCGCTCCAAACTTTTACTGGATCTTCTGCTCGCCTTTCATATTCATCTTCGGAAAATCCAGTGATTTTTGCAGCTCCATCAGAAACTTGCAAACTTTCCCACTTGATAAATCGATCATTTTTACTTGTGATGTTTCTGCCTTCCGCAGTAATCCATGCGCATTGCCAAGGACGAGAGCGAACCAAATTTAAGCCTTCTGTCTCACAGTCAATAATGAGATATTTTTGATTTTTTTGAAATCTAAGTAGTTCTTCTTTCATTGTTCTTCAAATGATTCCCAGCAGAATTCCTCGCTGCCGAAATGGTTTAGGTTGGGGGATGAGAGCGTAGCTTGCTTTCCGAAGCTACGATTACAAATAGCTTTATAAGTTTGAAGAGCTTCACAGTCAGACCGATACCTATAGTAAATAGATTTTGCCAACTGGACGTTACTATTTCTTATTGAAGCGTAATCTACAACAGCCTTTTCAATCATTTCATCGAAAGGTAGACCGTTTCTTTCGACAAAATATACTGGATTAATATCTTGAAAATCTGGAGTGCAGTTTGCTAGATAAAGATGATTCCTAAAAATAAAAGAATCATAAAATGGCACAGCCAAAAGCATATTCTGAGTCCACAAGCGACAGAGATCTTCATTTGTCACGACGCCATCATATTCAGTATTAATATGGCTGTAAAAGGAATACAGATCTCGACAACCCTGATCATTAAGAGCAAATGCGATAAGCTTGTGATGAGAATCTGAAGAATTCTTATCTGTGCAGCAAGAGAATCTATAACCAAAAATAAGCTTAAATCCAAGCTCCTTTGCCTTCTTGAAGGCATCAAAGAAGCCGATCATTGAATCTTCTACTAGATAGACAGTATCTAGCTTTGCATCTTGCGCTATAGAAAAAATACTATCTGGACCATCATCGCGAACTTTGTCGGGATGGTCCAGAGTCAGAATACTTTTTCCAATTGAATTGGTAGATTTAAATAGTGGAATCATTCTCATTGAAGAGAATACCATAACCACGCCGCAAGTCAATCATTAATGCAGGATTTTTATTTTTTAGAAGAATAAGCTTTTTTATTGAATGCTGGGCATCCAGCATAATAACGCTTCTCAAAAGTATGCTTTTCTGGAACTAAAGAAATTTCAAACTCATTTTCATGATATGATTTTACAAGCTTTCCACTTTCATTTAAAATGGCAATATAATGAAAATCAAACTTCATTGGACAATGCCACATTGGAGTTCCATCTTTCTTAAGTTGCCCTTTGACTTTTGCGAAACCGCATTGAAGTGGACCGCTAAATGAGTTATCAGATGGAAATGGTTGAGTTGCTGCAAGGTTTCCACAGGAATCTTTTTCTGTGAAATTATCAAGATAAGCCTGCATTCCGCTTAACTGATACTCAAATCCAGAAAGATCGTCTTCTGAGATAGGTTGCATTAAAACGACTCCACAGCCTTTTTCCCTCTTCTTATCAAGAAGGCTGTTTGCACCATACCTAAGCTTAGCTGATTTTTTATCATCAAGATCAAATTTCAAAAACAAGAATTCACTCTGTCTATTTTGATAATCTGGATAAAGATGTTTCACAGCAAGACTATACATGTAGTCTTGAAGATTATCAGAAATTTCCTTACCTTTAAAGACTTGCTTGCTGCTTTTAAAGTCTCGAATCAAAGCAAACTTGTTTTCTTTATACAAGAACAGCTTATCAATGAACCCTTTGATTTTGTACTTAATCCCCTCATCCTCTGAAACATGAACGATTTCGAAATCTTTTTCTGAAATAGCTTCTGTTGGGATATTAGAGTTTTCTCCATAGAAATCATATTCTAGACCATTTAAGGTCATTTCCTTGATCATCTCAATATTCTCTTCATCATCTACGCCAGATTTTTTTGCGTGTTTTAAAACCAAGCGCTTCACAGACTCAACGGCAAAGATATCTTCTTCTTCAATAATTTTTTGGTATGTCTTCTTTCGACGAGGCTCGCCCAACAATTCAAAAACTAAGTGACAGATTGATCCTCTCTTAGCTCCATCGTTTGATGAATCAGGCAGGCTCAATTTATACTTTGCCCAATACAACCAACTACAAGATTGAGCGGTTTTGATTCTACTGGCAGACAAAGGTGTTTCTGGATTACTCATAATTTTCGATTAGTTTGATCAAAGAAGCAGCCTCTTTCTGTTTAAAAAAGTTCATGTATTTTTTAACATACGAATGAAGATTTTGAAGATAATTCTTTTTATCAGTTTCTGTATTATACCAAGATTTAAGATCTTCTCCACTTTGATAAGCATCAGATAGATCATTAAATCCTTCTGGCGGCATTCGGATCTCCAAACAATCAAAGTCAAAATAAGGACGAAGAGACATCAAAATCTTAACCGCTCCTTTGTATCCATGATTTGTGGAAGAATGAAAATCGTTATTTGTAGAAATAATAATCTTCTTGATTGGCATGGAATTTAGATAAGCAATAATTGAAGAGCTGCATCCAATTCCAAAAGTAACAATATTATTTTTAACTCCAGATTCAAAAAGAGCCATGCTATCTCCGATACTTTCCACAAGAACAACTTCTTGCTTTTCTTTAATCACAGAATCAATAGAAGATTCGTTTGGAATATAAGCTGGATATACCCAGTTCTTTCTCTTCCCAAGATGCTTCCACTTTGGAGAAAGTTCATTTCCTTCGTCAATTTTACGACCACTAAACCCAATAATTTGGGAATGCTCATTGTATATAGGAAATACCATTCTTCGATACATTTTTCCAGCACCAGCAAGTCCAGTTTTGTAGAACTTCAAAGTGTCTTCTGAGAAGCCCTTTTTGGTGTAAAAGTTATAATTTGGGAAAAGTTTTTGAAGGATTTCTTTTGGGTATATTTCTTCCATTTCGATAGTTTCTTTTTTAATGTAAACAAATTCATCGGACTTCTTCAAAGAAGCTGTGATTTCATTGATCTTTTTCTTATCCGAACCAATAGTAAGTTGCAGTAGCTTTTCGAAAGGAAGAGATTTTCCTCCATTTACGAAATCAGTCCAGACTCCAGTATTTTTATAGATACGAATCGACATTCTATTGTCGCCGCCTCTATACAAAGCATTGGTTCTCCAATGATTTCCAAAATCAACCAGAGTATATCCAATTGTTTCTAGAGTAGATTGGATTTGAGATGGATCAACCGAAGTCTGGGATTGAGTCGTTGTCATTTTCGTCTAGTTCCAAGCGTCCTTCTGCAAGAGCAGCAATATCTCGAAGATCTCCTCTTTCTGTAATACAGAAGTTTTTGAATTCAAGATTGATAAAATTCTTTCTAAGAGTATCGCCAATCTGAACTGGTTCAACTGCTCCAGCAATATCTTTTCCAAGATGTCGAGCTTTTACGTTGATAAATTTATGAGTTCCAAAGCTGCGACCTTCGATCTCAATTTCATCAGCTGTTTTATTTCTCAAGATAAACATGTGGGAGCAGAACTGAGTGATTCTGTCAGAAAGAGAGACGATGCTTTCATCGTCAACAATATTTTGAGACTGACGATTATTTGTAATACCGCTTCTGTTAGATTGAACAGAAGTAATCATTGGAATAACTGGATTTCCATCATGAAGAATTTCTTTTTGGATACACTTCTTGAATTTATCAACCATTTCGCCAACGATCTGCCATTCGTTCTTTCCTCCAGAAGCTTCTGATGTAGTTTTGATATAGTCGAAAGAAAAGATCATTTGATTGCCTCTGCCGACTTTACCGTAGTAAAACCTCTTAAGAGTTTTAATCATAGAATCTACATCCATACCGCCAACATTGTAGTAATAGAATTTCATAGACTTGATCTTTGGCCAAGCTTCACGAACTTTGTTTACCACATCTTGACCAGCTCTGCGCCAATCTCCAGTTTCGAGCAAATGCATGGGAACACCAGTAATGGCAGCGCATTGACGCATGATAAGTTCTTCTTTGCTCATTTCTCCATTATCAAAATGAAGAACGGGAACACCATATTTAATGCCGACCTTAGTGCTATAATCCATGCACCACTGAGTCTTACCAACACCAGAACGAGCAACAACAACTGTGATGTTGCCAGGTCTAAGCAAAGAACCATAAATCTGATTGATCTTTTCATGCGGACCCATCATCCCGAATTCTTTAATCGGATTGTTTCCGCGCTCCTCAATCATAGCCTCCATCTCATCATAGATGTTTTCTGGAGTGTCATTGCCAATTTCGTATAGATTAATACGAGAATTATAAACATTGTCTGCTTGCTCAATAATTTGAGAATAAGGAGTTTCTGGAGAAACCGACTTCATCTTTTTCGCAATTTCCTGAGCAGACTCAAAAATCTCGCGCCTAATCGTAAACTTCTTCAACTCTTTAGCAGTTTTGATCAAGTTGCCTTTTGGAACTTTTCTCAAAGCGAGAGAGCGAATATAATCTGATGGATTAACTCGATCCTCAAAAGACAAACCCAAAGTGCTAATTCTTTGAGCGATAATGACTTCATCGATCTGCTCCCCAGAATCAATAGATTGCTTCACAATCGTAAAGATTGTGCTGTGAAGATTAGAATCTTCTGAATAAAAGTCTTTCGAGCTAATAAAATTAGAAATTTCAGAGTAGCTTTCTGGCTCTTTAATCAAAGCCGCAAGAAGTTGTTTTTCTAACTCAAGATTATATATCATATCCAATTATTGCTATGTATTTCGAAAAGTCAATCTACAAAATCACCCCAAACGACTCAAAAAGCTCAGCACAAATTTTATCGCTTGGATAAATCTCCACGAGATTGATATTATTTATTTGGCAAAATCTGAGTTTTTTATCGTCTCGCTTTAACTGCTCAAGATACTTCATTCGATTTCCATGAAAGAATTTAACATATTTAGTATGCTGAGCGCCCTGCACTTCAATTGCAACTTTTTTGCTTGCGTTGTAAAAGTCAAAAGAAAGCCGAGTTCCGACTAATTTGAATTCCTCAAAAACAATATCAGATCTCCAGTAAGGATATAAAAAATCCTTAACAGAGAACTGAAACTTGCTCTTACTTTCCGCTTCCCATTTTACCAAATACTTCCTTGCATTTCTAAGCTCAGCTGTCGATCCAGAAAGAGTTTTAAACTTCATTAGAAATTGTTTTTTTAAAGTAATTAGTCAAGAAATCACAGAGCTTTTTGTCTGACTCGATAAAGCTGAAAAGAGCGTCTTGACCTTGGATCTTTTCAAACGGAGGGAATCCATTTTCTTGCAGAAGCTCATTAAACTCTTCTGTCGGAGAAATCCAAGAAGTCTTTTTGGTCAAAAATTCCCAAAGGAACAGCAAATCAACAATTTCTTTTTCCACCCAAATAGAGCTTCCATTTGTTCTTCCATATTTAATTGGATAGGGAATTGTTAGATTTGTTTTTTCGTTTGGTGATTTTTTGACAGTGACTTTTGCAAAGTGTCCAACAATTGGATTGTTCACCAAATCGATTTTGTTTTCAGCTGGATTTTTAAGAATCAAATCTCCCTTGTTTCTCGGTTCAAATTCAAGAATCCAGTTGGCAAAGTGAAGAAGCGCGTTTCCTCCTGTTGCAGAAGTTTGACGAATAGGAGCTTTTGAATATGGATCTAGCTTAATATCCGCTCGAACTTGACTAATGAATACAGCAATATGCCCACGCTTTGCCAAACCAATAGAAAGACGCTTCATGAAGTTTGCAGCAATTACAGCTCCTCCAGCAACCTTATTTGAATCTTCAAAGCTTTTGTCTAAGTCCCCTTTGGAAATGAGACCGTCAACAGAATCGAGAAGGAAATAATAAACATTTCCTTCTTCGTTTTTTGCAACCAATTGTCTCATTACATCGACAACTGTTTCATAAATATTGCTTTCAAATACGAAGCAAGTTCCTTGTTCCCATTCATCTGCACTAAAAACAAACTTGATTCCAGATCGCTCCTGCATTTCTTGAGAAAGCCGACCTTCTGCTTTAATATAAAAGCCTTTTGCTTTTGGAGTCTTTTCTAAGAAATTTTTCATAAAGGAAAGAGCTGCACTTGTCTTGCCTCCCTCATTCATTCCAACAAATCTATGCAGACCTGGCCCAAGACCACCTCCTAAATGAAGATCTAATTGAAGAGAACCGCTAGAGACTTTGTAGTCAATGGCTTCTTCAAAATTGTAGTGATCTGTAGCGTTTTGCTTTAAAAACGAATTTAAAATATCGCTTGACTTCTGGACTTCTTTTTCTTTGGCTTTACTCATGTAAAAAATCTTTAATTGTTTTAGTTAATTTGGGAACATGACAGTCATCCCCAACCTTATCACCTAGATGATAATCTTCATACTTAGAAAGATCAACACAATAATTAAAAGCTCTGAATTTTTGATCCATAGTTTCTTTTAGTTTATCGCATGCTATATAAGCCAAAGAATCAAACTTTCTGTCAAAAGAAACGATATTCATAAACTCAAGAGAATACCTTTCGCATAGATCATTTAAAAACTTCATTTCTCGCATATAAAACAAACGCTTGTCCTTTTGAGGAACAAGCGTAAGTCTGGCAAGTATGTGTTTTTTGTTGATTTTAGACTTGGCCATGCTCAAGTTTATACTCGTTCAAATCATTTGCAACCATTTTTTTGACCAAATCTTTGAACGAAGTTTTTGGAGTCCAACCTAATTCATTGCGAGCTTTAGTAGAATCTCCCAATAAAAGTTCCACTTCTGCTGGTCTATGAAACTTAGAATTAATAACTAAAAGAACTCTACCAGTTTCGTTTTGACGAAATTCTTCTTGCAAACCATCGCCAAACCAAGTTCCTTTTATTCCAGCAGCTTCAAACGCTAATTCAACGAATTCACGAATGGAGTGGGTTTCATTGGAAGATAAAACGTATTCCTTTGGTTCTTTTTGATTAAGCATTTTCCAAACTCCATCTACAAAATCTTCTGCATCACTCCAATCTCTAAGCGCATCTAGATTACCTAATTCAAGAAGAGAAAAGGATTCTTGTTTGTCTATTGCGTTTTTTATTCTCGCTACATTTTTAGTGATTTTGCGAGTTACAAATTCTTCTCCTCTGCGAGTGCCTTCGTGATTGAATAACCAGCCCTGAATTGCATAAAGATCATACGAGTCTCTATATACTTTAACCAAATGTCGAGCAGAGGCTTTTGCTGCTCCATAAGGACTACGTGGACGAAGAGGATGCTCCTCTGACTGAGGAACAGTCACTACGTCGCCAAACTCTTCAGAAGAGCCAGCATTGTAGTATTTACACTTTGGAGCAAATTTTCTAATAGCTTCTAGTTGATACAAAACTGGCATACAGTTTGTATTAAAGTGATGTGTTGCCATAGTCCAGCTATTACCGACAAAAGAATTTGCAGCAAAATTAATAAAATAATCTGGTTTTTCTTGCCTTATTATTTCTTCAACATTTCCCTGATCAGTTATATCCAGATCGACTAACTTAAATCTTGGATTATGTATGAGATTTTGAATGTTTTTATGATTTGGAACACTCAATCTTCTTACTCCACCAATAATGATATGATTTGTATTTTTGATGAGGTATTCCGCCAAGAATGAGCCGTCTTGACCTGTTACTCCAGTTATGATTATTTTTTTCATGAATCTCTTTTACTTAAAATAGGATTATCAATTGGCCAATGAATATTATATTTTGGATCATTCCATTTTAATGTGAATTGATCGTCGCAGTCAATATAATTTCCATCATATGATAATTTATAATTATAAACGCAAAAATCAGAAAGAACCAAAAAACTATTTCCAAATCCAGCTGGGATTAATAATTGTTTTTTATTTTCAGAACTTAAAATGAAAGTTTTATGCTTTTCAAAATCTTTTGAATCTTTTCTATTATCTACTATTACAACAAAAATTTTGCCCCAAAGACATGTTATTAATTTTGTTGTAGAAAAATCTCCGTGAATTCCTACTAAGCTATTTTTGCATCTAGTAGCGATTTTATCATGATTGAATTTAATTTGATGATCTTTTTGATCAAAAATAGTATAAATCTCTCCTCTAAAATCTTCGAAAGATGTAAGTGTATATTCTTTTATATCGTTCAAGCTTTTCATATTGGCTTCCATATTACGAGGGTGTGACCTTCTATGAATTTACTTCCATAATTAAGGCGCTTTACATCTAAGATAATAATTTTCTCTTCTTTTTCAAGTTCTCGAAGTCTTGTTAAATAATTTTTTAAATAATTGCGTTTTTCAAAATATTTCTTTGTAAGATAATCTTGCAAAATATTATCGTCTAAAACTTCAGAAATAGGCTCAAAATTAATACAAAGATCTGGCTTTTTATCAAGAATATAATTAATAAATTTATCGTGTTTTTCTCCAATTTGTTCTAGAGATGCTACTGTATAAATGCATGAGCCAGAAATATCTACTGAATAATCTGGATCAAAATAATTAAAATTTTTAGCATCTACATTTTTTATTTGATTAGATTCGCAATAAGAGCGAATAGCTTGCTGAGATGAATCCGTCCAATCTAGACCGCAAAATTGTTTATCTCCCCATTCTTTTCTCAAACGGAAAAGATGATATCCTGTTCCACAACCAAATTCAAATATTTTGTCAAACTTTTCTGCATATTCAAAAAGTACAGCATCAACAAAAAAAGAATTTAACTGGTAATCAAAATCTTGAATATAATTTTTAATAATTTTGCCATTAAATTTAGCAATATTATTTTTCGTATGATACTTTGGAATTAATGAAGAAAATTCACCAGAATCTACGAACTCGGAAACATTTTCAGCCCAACCTCTTTCCCATTGATCTTTACGCGAATCTCCTGCTTGAATCAAGTCTTTGTTAAGGGTTTTGATATATTCGAGAATATAGTCTTTAAGATCCTCGATTGAAAGATAATTATAGATCAAGCGCGAACTTGCTATTCTTTTAATCAAATTTCTATTCTTGATTCGGAATCCTAAACTTTTTTCAATTGTTTTTTTATTGACTATCATGAGCGAGATTTTTTATGCCTTGATATAAAGGAATTGTGTTGAGCGTTCCAAATTCTTTTTCATATCTTTCGATAGATACTATAACATCTTTAGGGCTATCTTTAAAGCTATTTTTTGGATCGCCAAGTTTTATTTTTCTACTAAATACGTCGGCAACAATTTGAGCTATTTCTTTAATTGTTGTTTTTTCTGATCCTCCAATGTTATATAGATTATTTTTACTAGATTTTGTAATATTAGCAATAGCTGTTATACAATCATCGATATGGATATACCTTCGGATCGCTGAGCCATCATCCATTAATTGGATATCCCCGCTTCTAGCCTTGTTTATGAACTCTGAAAGGACTCGTTTATCGTCTTCTTTGAATCCCTTACCGTAGCAAAGGCATATTCTCAAACTTTTAGCTTCAATCCTAGAATTAAAACTTAAAATAGACTCACCAAAAAGTTTACTAAGAATATAACAATTTCTTGAGTTATGAGGGTTGATTGTGATTGGAGAGTCTTCGGTATTTAATTCTGATCCAGAATATACTTCGCTACTACTCATAAAAATAAACTTCCCACCATCAATAACTTTTTCAGAAAGTTTTTGAGTCGATAGTGTATTTAAAGAAAAAGTCTTTTCTGGATTCATGCAAAACTTTTGCGGTTGACCATAACCAGCACAATGGAAAATGACATCAAACATTGGTAGCCTTTTGATGGCATCTAAGTCTGTTATGTCGAAACGATTTAGGATAAATGAATTATTTTTAAAATCTTCTGCTATATCTGATAAATAGTTTAAAAAGATTTCACAATTACTTGATGATCTGATAGACTTAGCCAAATTCGAGCCAATAACCCCAGATCCACCAGTAATTAATATTTTTTTGTTATTTAAAAAAGAAAAACTATTCATAAATTTTGCTCTACAGTCAATATATTAGATTCGGAATATTCTTTCACTTCATCATTTCTTGTTAAAGAAAATTGATTATTTTCAGACCAAAGATTAATTATAACTGGCCTATCTACACCCCAAAATTTACTGCATAGACTGCTATTATCTTTTTTTTGAAATTCAGTATTTTCATTGCAGATATAATCAACAAATACTGTTTTATACCCAGCTAAAGAAAGCCTCATATATAAATCTAATTCACCCATTACTCCCATAAATCTTCTATCTATTCCTCCAACTTTTTTATAAGCCTCTCTAGGGTAGAGCCCACAGACAGGCAAAAGAGGTAAATAATTTGAAGCTTGACCAGCAATATTTTGATATTGAGTATAATCGAGATGTATATCTTGATAGTAATGACATGTGGCCATAGAACTTGGATTATTTTTTACCACATCATACATTGCTTCAATAGCTCCATCTTGGTAATCAATATCATCTACAATCTGCAATAACATTTCTCCTTCACAAAAAAATGCTGAAGCGTGTTGGCATTGAGATGGCTTTAAATCACTTTTAAAAAATCTAATTTCAGGCGGCAATTCAAAATCTGGTTCAATTGGACCAACAATTACTATTTCAAAATTTAAATTTGTTTTAGCAATCATTTCGTGTATTCTCATCCATCTATAGGGTCTAATAGATGTCATATAAGCACTAATATTAATTTTTTTCATAAATTTTTTGTAACTGTTTGATTATTGATTCATCATCAAATTGCAAATAACAATCTATATTTTCTTTTTTTCCATATTTTTCAATAAATAATTTAGGAATTGAAATACAATTTATTGACTCTATGTTTTTAACACTTGTCGCTATTTTAGATAAAATACCAGAATCATAACATGGTTCTATTATTGTTATATTTTTGATAATATCGTTATTGTATATAATGCTATTTAATTTAAAAATATCAAATTCTGAAATATTTGTTGTATATAAAATGGTACAATTTAAATTTGACAATTTATTAAAGTCTTTTATTGCATTTCCAACAATAATACATATGCCATTTTTATTTAAATTCAAAATCTCAAGGTCTTCATAATTATTTTTTATTAAATTTAAATTATTTTCAGTTTCTGATAATCTAATATATTTAGGATGTTTGATATTAATATTTTCATTAATAATATTTTCTACATCTTTTGAATTTCCAGGACAATATGTTTTAAAATTTGGTATAGATGAAATTATTCTAAGATCATTTGGACAATGGTGAGTACATCCTAATGCTGCATAATCATATGAATTGCCGACACTAACAACAAAAGCATTTACATCTTCATACCCAAAATTTAATTTTAATTGTTCATAACATCTTTCTGTTATGAACGGAGCTATTGAATGAATAAATGGTATAAATCCACTTTTAGATAGTCCACAAGCAACTCCAATCATTGATTGCTCCATAATACCCATGTTATATATTCTTCTGCAATCTAAATCAAAACTATCTTTAAATGAAAAAACTCCTATATCTCCTAATAAAATAGATATTTTTTCATTATTTTTAAATAATTTATTAAGATAATTATAAAAATGTTTTCTCATATTGATTTATAAGTTATTTATTATATTCAGATATTCAATTTCTGATGATGGATATTTATGGTGCCATTCTGGATTGTTTTCCATTATTTTACATCCAAAACCTTTAACAGTATTTAATTGAACGAATTTTGGCAATTCATTATTTTCAAATTTATTAAAAATTTTTGATATAGATTTTTGATTATTTCCATTTTTTACTAAAAATGATTCCCATCCAAATGATTTAAATTTATTAACACAAGAATCTAGTTTAATAGCTCTTTCGCCTGACTTATTAAAGTCCATGATACATATTAAATTATCTAATTTATAAGTAGATGCTATTAATGCTGATTCCCAAATTGTGCCTTCATTAGCTTCTCCGTCGCCAATTAAACAATAAATATTACCAGATTCATTTTTCATTTTCTTTGCTAATGCTAATCCCACGCAAAAAGGAAGTCCGTGGCCAAGTGATCCAGTAGATAATTTAATTTCTTTAATTTTTTTAGAAGAAGGATGCCCTCCTAAAATAGAACTCTCTTGAGAAAAACTATAAAAGTCATCTTCTGTTATAATTTGTTTTTCGAGAAAAATAGCATATAGAGCTAAACTTGCGTGACCTTTGCTCAGAACGAATTCATCATTATCTGTTTTTTTATTGAAATATAAAAAGTACAAAAAATCTAATATAGAAAGAGCGCTAGCTATATGTCCTTCTTTATTTAAATAAGAAGTTTTTATTATATTTTTTATAAGTTTTTTCATTTATTAAGTAAATATTTATATTTTTCTTTAATTATTTCAGCTTCTTTTGAATTTGAAGATTGACTATTTGTAGATAAACCATTTGGATTATAGTAATAAGATCCAATAATTTCATAAATCTTATCAAATCTTGCTCCTTGGCTTAAACATCTTAGCCAAAAATCGAAATCAGAAGCTGTTGGGTATTTATTATCAAAATAGCCTAACTTAGTATGAAGACTTTTTCTCCAAACGGGAAGGCAATGAGGAGAATTATTTATCATCATTGATTCTGGAGTTACAATATCACATGGATATATATCTTTTAAGTTATTATCTTCAAAACTCTCATTTTCTTTATAACTCCATGCTACATAACCATAACAAATATCACATAGTGGATTATTTTCCATATAGTCAATTTGTCTTTTTAATGAAAAATTACTTCTTCTATCATCTACATTCCAAATTGAAATAATATCTGAACTCGATAAAGTGATTCCAATATTTAGAGTATCAGTTACAGAAATTCTTTCTGGTAATTTTTTATATACAATGCTATTATGTTGATAGTTATTAATTATATCACTTGTCGAATCTGTAGAATCTGCATCAAGTAGTAAAATTTCTATTTCATTTATGCAATCTTGATTTAACACGTTTTTAAGAAACTGATGAAGAAATTTTTCACCATTATATATTGAACAAATTACCGTAGCCCTAGGTTTAAATTTAAATTTATTCATTTTTATAAAAGTTGTTGTTTTGCTGCTTTTTTAAATGAGTCTAAGTCGGATTGACTAAGGTATATGTTTACGTAAACTTTAGAGCGAGGCAATACATAAATTTTCCCATATCTAGATATGTCATAACACATATTCACATGATCACAATGAAAGTCGCTATGCCATCTAACTTTATTAAAAATATCTGATTTAATAAAAGCGAAACCACCAAAAGAACTCATTGTTATGATTGGCTTTCCTAATGACCAGTTAAATCTATCTTCTTCTCTAATAAATGGAGAATCACTCCAGTATAATCCAGCATTACCATATGCATCTCTAAATGCATACGTATCATAATATGAATCTAATGAGCTATTGAAAGTTAAATCTGCTATATTTTGTCTAACATTGGCTGTAACCATAACAGCATCATCTAATTGATTTATGTTTTCGAAATGCATCAGAAAATTATCATTATTGAATTCTATGTCAGAATCAATCAATAAAGAATAGTCAAACTGATTTTCTTGAGCTAGACTTTTGCATTTATTTCTACACTCGCAAAGAAATTTCATTCTTTCTGGATCGGCAGTACTTCCAAATTTAGGAGCATTTAAAATCTCAGACAAAAAAGACCCATTTCTTTTACTCATCCATTCAGATAAAATTTCAACTGTTTTGTCTTTAGAGTCATTCTCGTAAAAAAAATAAGAGAACTCAAAGCCATCAATAGACTCTAAATCCTCTAATTGTTTGAGAGTTTTAAAAATTGTCTGTTCTGAATCTCTCCAAATACAAAATACTGATACTTTTTTAACCATGCTCAATGCATGATAATAAATCAGAGATCGTCTTCTTCAATAAAAACTTGAACCTCTGACAAATATGTCCACTCTCCAAGGATTTCTTCTTGATCTACAAAGGTAGAATCATCCCAATCCCATTCTGTATCATCTTCATCACTCAAAAGAATTTCTTCTGAAGCTAGAGAAGAAACAGGTTTCTTACTCCAAAACTTACAGCTCCAGTAGCGAGCTTTCCACTTTGGCCCAACATTGGTATCGCATTGATGACGGGCTCTGAAATTTTTTCTGCGATTTGGATCGTCTCTTCGAATTTCCATATTTGGATCTCCAAACTTGACCATAACAACGTTCCCCTTGTCATTCTTAACATATACGCCGAATTTCTTATTCGATCCGCTAGGAAGCCTGAACGGCTTGTTAAGAGTCTTCTTTTCAGCTTCGGAATAATCTATATCAAATAAATCGATATTAGCTTCTTCATCAAGATCAACATTCGCTTTGATCAAATCAATTCGAGCTAAATCAAAATCAATAGAATCAAACTGCCAAAAAACATCTTCTGGTTTTTGCTCGTAATACAACTCCTCGCCCTTAGCGACATCTTGATCTGCGGCACGATAAGAATCTTTCACTTTTCCACCTCTCATCATCTTCAAAAACATATTTACTCTAGCCATAGCCCAACTACTTCTGCTTTGACCTGGACGATGAGAAGACGAAAAAGCTCCAAGACCTCTTCTATAAACTTTCTTTAATTGAGATAAAGAAACTTTCTTTTCGTACTTTTCATTATGAGAATTGACTTTTTCCTGAAGAGAATTAACAACTTTTTCAGCAAATTCTATTTTCCCGCCATCAGTTCCAGCAGATCCTTTTTTGTTTTTATCTGAACCTGTTTTTTGATCTGATTTTGGAGCGGGAGTTTGAGCTGCGCTTTTTGGCCCAGATCTTTTTGCTTCTGAGTTATCAAATAACTCTTTAATTTTTAAAGAAAAGTCAACTTCCATATATAAGATATATTACACTTTTTTTTTGTTTTATGCCTCACAAGTTTTGCAAGACATGATAGAACGAGCTAATTCTTGAGCTGGATTAGCGCTTCTTTGGTAATACATGCCCTTGATTCCATTTTCCCAAGCAAAAATCATTAATTCATTTACATCTTTTGGAGATGCATTTGGAGGAATCATGATATTTAAGCTCTGTCCTTGATCAATACTCTTTTGTCTTTGCGCTGCTTGAATAACGATTTCTTTTTGAGAAATCTCTCCAAAAGTTTTGAAAACTTCTTTTTCTTGCTCAGTTAAGAAATCAAGATGCTGAACACTTCCACCGTGAACTAGAATAGATTTCCAAATTTCAGTAGTGTCAAAACCTTTAGAATTTAGAAGCTCTTTCAAGTGTGGGTTTTTGTAAGTGAATTTTCCCTTTGCAAGATCTTTTACAAAGTAGTTGCTGTTTAATGGTTCAATCGACGGAGAAACTTGTCCTAAGATAAAAGAACTTGATGTTGTTGGAGCAACAGCCAAAGTCGTAGAATTTCTGCGACCATAACCGTTTAGCAGAGGAGCTTCGCCGAACAACTTAGAAAGCTCTTCGGAAGCTTTGTCTGCGCGAGTTCTAATGCTTTTCCAAATTGAAGAATTCAGAAGCTTAGCATCCATAGATTCAAAGCTAATCATCTTCGATTGAAGGTATGTGTGCCAACCTAAGACACCAACTCCAAGAGCACGCTGATTAATAGCGAAACGTCGTGGAGCTTCCATAAACGGCATATCCTGCGTTTTGTTAATAAACTCGGTCATAACCGCGTCCAAGAAGAAAACAAGAGTTTCTACAGCATCTGTCTTTTCAATTTCATCCCACTTTTCAAGATTCAGAGAAGACAGGTTACAAACAAAAGATTCATCTTCGGAACTCGAAAGCATGATTTCATTGCAAAGGTTACTTGCATTGATCTTAAGATTTTTATCCTTATACACTTGTGGAGCTTGATTGTTAGCATTATCAGAAAAGAACAAATATGGATATCCACTTTCAAATCTCTTCTTAATGACAAGACCCCAAATCTTTCGAAGATCTTTATCTCCATCAAGCATCTTCTTCATCCATTCATCAGAAACACAAACACCAATAGACATTTCTTGAATTTCATGACCATCAGAACGAATTTTCAAGAATTCTTCAATATCTGGATGATCAATCGGAAGATAAGCTGCAAAAGATCCTCTGCGAACGTTGCCCTGAGATACAACATTCATAAGCTTATCGTAAAGCTCCATGAAATGCACAGCTCCAGTTGATTCGCCTCCAGAACTAATTGGCGCTCCTCGTCCACGAAGCTCTCCAAAGTATGCAGAGGTGCCACCTCCAGCTTTCGTCATCATTGCGACTTCGGAAAGCTTATGCCCAGCAATCTGCTCCAGCTTATCAGAGATATAAGAACCAAAACAGCTAATAGGCAATCCTCTTGATCTTCCGAAATTACTCCAAATTGGAGAAGACAAAGAATAAAAACCACGAGACATATAAAATTCGAATTTTTCTGCAAAACCAGAGATGCCTAGAAGGTTCTCAGCTGTGTTCGCGATTTCTAAAATTCTTTGCTCGGCGGTTTCGCCAGCAAGCAAGTAACCTCTCTCAAGAAACTTTCTTGAGTCTGCATTAAGCCAATAGTATTTTTCAGTCATATATTTTATTTATTTTTATTCCTTCTCTTTTCCCAAGCCGCTCTCATTTTTTCTTTAGCAGATTCGCTATGTTTTTTTCCATACATATTATTCGACTCTCCAGAGTTTAAATTTTGTAATTTTTTTCGAGTTTCTTCTGAAATTGAATTTTTTTTATAGTAATCAATCATTATTTTTCTATGCTGTTCTTTTTTTTCATCACTCCAATACTTAGCATTAAATAATTTAATTTTTTCACGCTGCTCTTCAGAGATCCATGGTTTGCCGCTATTCTTTCTAGTTTCAATCATTTTTCTATAAGATTCTTTTGATCTATTTTTGAGAGCTTCTTTTTGTTTTTCGATTGTTTCTTTTGATTTTGGTTTTTTCATTTTGTTTTTTGTAGATTCAGATAGTTTGTATCCGCCCTTATTAACAAAATCTTTTCCGCCGTTATGTAAGTTAAGAAACTTTTCGTTTTCAGCAGCATTGACCTTCTTAAGAAATCTATTTTCATAAATTAAAGCTTGTTTTCCATTTTCAAAAACTTTAATTTTTAATACTAAGAATGAATTAATTCCATCTTTTTCAATTAATTTTTTGACTACTTTAGAGGTTGTTCTATAACCTTCTTGAGTCATTAAGTTACATGGATCTGCTGAAGAATTAATTTTGCAGCCAGCATAATATTTTTGACTTGGAATATGTTTTATAATATAAAAATACGGCTGTGTCATAATATGTTTTACACCAAACGACCTGTTGAATATCAAAATAATTCAAGTTCATCAAAACATTGAGATTTTTTAGAATACCCAATATCTTTACTATGAAAGAAGTCGGTCATGTTATTCCCTAAAAGCTCTTCATCGAACCAAGTCGTTAATGATAACAGATCTTGATCAATTTCAAAGACTTTTTTAAAGCCAATTTGAGCCATCGATTCATTGATTCTGTTTTTGATGAACTCTTTGAGAATTGGTGCAGACAAAAACTCTTCATTCAATCCATTGATCATCCAGTCTACAATCTTGCTTTCAGATTCAAAAGCTTGAACTGCTTCATGAGCGATCTTTGACTCAAGATCAGAATCAAATAGTTCTGGATACTCTTCTCTGATAGTATTGATAATTTTGATGCCAACTAGAGCATGGATATTTTCTTCATTGCGAGTGTACTTGACTTGTTGATCAGTATCCTTCAATACATTTTTGAAACGAGCAAAATGATTAATAATATAGAACTGACTAAACAAAGAAACGTTTTCAACGAAAAGAGTAAAAAGAATCAAAGCATACAAATATTGTTTTTTTGAATCTTTGTAAAATTTGTGAGTATACTTTCTGAGGTATTTAACTCTACCTTGAATCCACTCAAGCTTAAGGTTTTCTTCAAAAATATCTTCTAAATCTAAAACGTTAAGAAGCCTTTCATATGCATTGTTGTGAATAACCTCCACGTTGGCCATAACGTAGCCTAAATCCTGCATGGATGGGTGTGGGAGGTTGTCTCCAAGCTTTGCCCAAAAGGTCTTTACGGCGACTTCTATTTGCCCAATTGCCGAAAGGGTTCTCACGATCACTTCTCTTTCTTGATCGGTGAGAGAGACCTTAAATTGTTGAACATCAGACTTGAAATTGAACTCCTTGTCAGTCCAAAAGCCATTATGCATTGCCTCTATAAATTGCTCTGTCCATGGGTATCTATTTGGCTTTCTTGAAACTTGCTCGGTAAAAATCATAGTAGTATATTTTACACGGTACTTTAGATCCAGCTCTTTTGCAACTGAAAATTTTTCTTAATTATTTTCTTGACAACTAGAAAAAATATACTACGATTACGTAGTTGCTTTTCGATTAAAAAACAAAGAACTTTTGATGAGCCAAGAACAAACAACGATTAATATACTACGAATACGATTAAATTAATTTTAAGTGAAGTTGTTCTATGCGTATTCGGTTTTCCTTTCTAAAGTTATCCAAAATTAATTTAATGCATGAAAATTTTGATTATTGACAAATTTGAGAACATCTGATATATTACATTGACATGTCAAAAGAAACCGTATATCAGTCGTACCTCTGCTCTAGCGCAGACTGGAATATCGTTATCGACGATGCAGTATCTCATGAAACTGCTGCTTCTTTAGCTTTAGAAAAGCTTTTGGAATCCGATGGCGATAAATTTTCAGTTGGAGCTGTCATTTCAGTGATTCCAATCAAAAAAGACATAGAGGAAACTCGTCTTATATACTCACCTTCTGTTTTGGCAGATATCGGTATGCATAAATATGCTGCTGAATTAATTAAACATATTGACAAAGATGATTGAAAATAATAACTTATCTATTGTTCAGATTAACTCTGAATCTAATGTATTGAAGCCTGCTCATATTGGTGATGCTGGATACGATGTAATAGCTGCTTCAGATCCAATTATTGTTGGCAAGCGACAACTTGACTATTACTATAGTTCTATTGATTATATAGAATACGATACAGATTTAATTATCTCTCCGCAAGAAGGATATCATACTTTTGCTTTCCCAAGGTCTTCAATTTCTAAGACTAACTTAACAATGGCTAATAGTATTGGTCTTATTGATAACGGGTATAGAGGTACTATTAAGTTTAGATTTAAATATGTGCCTCAGCCAGATAATTATATTATTGGGCATGGCGGTCTACTACTTGAAGTAGATAAATCTAAGATTTATAAGAAGGGCGATAAGATCGGGCAGCTTGTGTTCGCAAAAACATATACTCCAGATCTTCATCTTGTTTCATCTTTTGAAGAAACCAATAGAAATTCGGGAGGCTTTGGCAGCACTGGAGCGTGAAAATTATTGGAATTTCTGGTGCCGCAAGAAGCGGCAAAGATACATTTGCTGATTGTTTGATCGAAGTTTTGAGCAGCATGAACATCGCTTCTCATAAAATGTCTTTCGCAAATCAATTAAAGATCGAAGTAAAAGACTTCTTGCAAAAGACAATCGGAATTGACTCTTTTACTCAAGATGATGAGGAAAAAAAGATAATCCGACCATTTCTAGTAACATGGGGAACTGAAGTTCGGAGAAAGCAGAATCCAAATATCTGGATCGATCATGTTGAATCTCAACTTGATGAAAACAAAGTTAACATTATAACTGATGTTAGGTTTGGTAATGAAATGGATTGGCTTAAAGACAAAGGAGGATATTCTGTTTTTGTAAGCAGATATCTAGAAAATGGCGCTATGGTTGAACCAGCAAATGAAACAGAATCTGAGAATAACGATATTCTCATAAATCGTTCTGATTTCCAATTATCTTGGACTACTGTTGAAAATTTAAACTGGCTAACAGCCGTAGCTTATGAAACACTTCATAAGCTTGTTCCAGAAAAAGAATTAGAATTATGGACTCAGACTTGTCGCTTATAATCAAAATAAAAGATAATCAGGACAGTGATAGTCTAAAAGAGTTGATAAATAGGCACTCTGGTATTTATCTTGATATGGTTAATAAAACTGTATCTGATAGTTGTAACTTTATTAATAAAGCAGATATAATACTAGATAAAGACTTTTCTATTTATTCTGCCGCTTTAAAATATAAAGCAGATAAAAATACAAAATTCCCAACTTATTTGGCAAATGAAACTCGCTGGAAGTGCCTCAATCTATATAATAAGAATAAAAAAATGATTGAAGAGCCTCTTGATGATTCAATCAAGGAAAAACAAAGCTCAGAGGATTTCTTGTCAGATGTTCAGTCTAAGGAAATCTTGAAAAGAGTTTTAGACATGGCTGAAAAAAATTCAGATTCAAGAGTGAAAAAGATTATTGACATGAGATACTCTTTCGGATATAATAAAGCTCATTCTTGGAAAGAAATCTCCAAAGAACTTAATATGAGTATTCAAGGATGTATTGATATTCATAATAAGTTTATCAACAAAGCAAAAAACGAAATAAAAAATGTATAACACAATTATCGCAATCGGTCATCTTGTTAAAGATCCAGAAACTCGCGTCACGAATACTGGAAAGTCTATTTGCACTTTCCGAATTTGTATCTCTGAAAGTAACGCAAAGAATAAGTGTTTTATTGATGTGGAAACTTGGGAGAAGACTGCTGAAGTTTGCCAAAAGTATTTGGTAAAGGGTCGTGAAGCAATGGTGGAAGGAGAACTTTCCATGTCTAGTTGGACTGGAAAAGATGGAAATGCTCAAAGCAAGATGTTCATCAAGGGAAATAAGGTTAAGTTCCTTGGTGGTGGACAAAAAAGCGATAAGCCTACAACTTCCGCAGCAGTTGTCGATTCTGAATCAAGCGACACCGACGAAGATATTCCGTTCTAATGAAAAAACTACTTATTGAAGCTCCGTTGAACTCTTTGAGTTTTGGCAACGTCTCTTATAACATTCTTCGTGAAATCTCGAAGATGGAAATCGACGTTGGGCTTTTCCCAGTTGGGAATCCAGATCTTTCTGCATTTGAACAAGATTCTCTATTTAATGATTGGCTTCAAAAGTCGATTAATCAAAGATGGGATATTCTAGCTGATAAGCCAGCTTCTTTTAAGTTGTGGCATCTTAATGGTAGCGAAAATCGCAAGTCTCAAAATCAAAGTCTTTTGACTTTTTATGAGTGTAGCGAGCCCACTAAACAAGAAGTATCTGTCTGTAAGTCTCAGGACAGAACTTTCTTTAGTTCTAATTACGCGAAATCTTTGTTTGAAGATTCTGGCTGCAATAATTGCAGTTTTGTCCCAATGGGATTTGATAGTGATTTCCACGTAAACAACAAAACCTATTTAAGTGGAGTTATCCACTTTGGTTTGATGGGAAAATTTGAGAAGAGGAAGCATACTGAGAAAATCATCAAGGCTTGGCTCAAGAAATTTGGCAATGATAATAGATATCAGCTTACTTGCTGTGTTACGAACCCATTCTTCAAGCCAGAGCAGATGCAGGCAATTATTGCTTCTGTCTTAGATGGAAAGAGATATACAAATATAAACTTCCTTCCATATCTGAAGACAAACAAAGAAGTCAATGAGCTAATGAATGCTATTGATATCGACTTGACTGGTCTTAGTGGCGCAGAAGGCTGGAATCTTCCAAGCTTTAATGCAACTTGTCTTGGCAAGTGGAGCGTTATTTTGAATGCTACATCTCACAAAGATTGGGCAAATTCACAAAACAGTATCTTAGTTGAGCCAAGTAGAAAAATTCCAGTTTACGATAACTTCTTCTTTTCTAAAGGATCTGAATACAATCAAGGAGAAATCTTTGATTGGAATGAAGACGAAGTTATTTCAGCTATGCAAATTGCGGCTGATAAATATGGATCAGTTAACACAGAAGGTTTAAACCTTTCTAAAGAAATGACATATAAGAATACTGCTGATAAAATACTCAGCTCCATTTTTGAATAATAAAAGGAGGTCTAACTTGCCAATCTACATATATCACAATACGGAAACAGATGAGTATATTGAAATCGTTCAGTCTATGAACGAAGTTCATGAATACTTTGGTAAAAACGGAGATGAGAATACTTGGAAGCGAGTATTTACTGTTCCGAATGCTTCAATTGATTCTCAAGTAGACCCCTTTTCATCTAAGCAATTTGTAGATAAAACACAAAACAAAAAAGGCACATATGGAGACCTTCTTGATAGAAGCGCAGAACTGAGCGATAAGAGAGCGGCTTTAGCTGGAGGTAAAGATCCAGTTAAAGAGAAATACTTCTCTGATTATTCTGCGAAACGTAAGGGAGCAAGGCATCCAGATCAAATGAAATCATTCGAAAATAATAAAGTCAAAGTTGACTTCGGCAAAAGTTAACTTGCTTGATTTTCTGATTCAAGAAGTTGAACTACTTCAATAATTTTGGCCATTGCTTCAGAAAATTCTGGAATTTCTTCTATTTTATGCCATAGATTTTCAATACGAAAATGCCTAGGTTGATTCAGCACTTCCTTTTTGCCTGCATTATAAGGTAGCACTTCTATAATTGCTCTTCCATCTGATTTTGCATTTGGAGTATCTATAATAACTCTTGATATCCATAGAGAGTCAAAAACTACTTCTTCTGAAGAAGGCACTATAACTGGTGATGTATTTTGTATTAACATATATTAGAAAGATTGTAAAAAAGTTCTTCTCCATCCTCCAGCTGTGCCAGTGCATACATATAAACCACTACCACTAACTCTCAATTCTCCAAATTGTCCAGCTTGAGATGAAGCTCCACTGAATTGAGGCAATAAGACTTTGATTCCAGAATTAAATGATCCTCCACCGAAAGTATTAAATCCTTGATCTCCAAAAAAATTTTGAGCCCTTGAGCCAAAATTATTTATTGTATCTCCTCCTTCATTTTGGTCTCCAAAAGCATTTGTTAGACAATTTACACCAAAAGTATTTTGTTGAGCATCTTGCCCAAACTCATTATTAAGAGATGAATTTCCAAAATAATTAGTTGCGAAACCTCCAAAATCATTAGTTGATGCTATAACACCAAAACTATTATTTGATGCTCCATTACCAAAACTTGCAGCAGCTATATTGCTCGCGAATGTCTTAATTCCACTTATAGTTTGTGCGCCAGTTCTAGTAACAACATTAGCTCCATCCCAATTGACTGCTGCATTATTACCCAATGTTATATTGGTACCACTTTGATTTAATAAATACTGAAAAGTAGTATTAACTGGATTTGGACCTAAGTTCATTCTTTTATTTTTACACTTATTATTATATATCGTTCCAATTAACAGTTATGTTTTGCCATAAAAAGTTTAAATTATTCCAAGTAATAGCATTTGGAATATTTCTCTTCATGAGAAATCCACCAGTTTCATTAGCTTCAAAAGAGAAATCAGCATTGAATGAAATAGTATTATTAACTGTTGAAGAAAAACTTAAATTTTCTAGCTTTGCATTTTCTATTCTATAAAAACCTGTAACTAATCTATCAGAATCTCTAAAAGATACTTCAAAAGAATAACCGCTTTCACTTGTTAGTATAGATTGAAATTGTCCACTTGATATTCCAGACACTAAGCAAGATATTCCAGCTTTTCCATTAACTGGATATTCTAATTTGCGACCATAAACATAATTGCTGCCAAGACCATATAAATCAGTTCTAGATAAATCCAAATTTAAATCAAAACTCTGCAATATTGGATTTCCTACAGCATCTAATGTTATACCTCCTACTTGCAGATTGTTTAGTTGAAATGAGCTATTATTAGATACGACTACTGGAGGATTGAATTCGTTTCTTAGTTTTGGATCATTGGATATATATCCATCTTTTAAACTATCATATAATCCAGAAAGATCTAAAAATCCAGATCCACTATTGTTTCCAGATATACTGTTAATTGCTGGAATAGATATTCTTCCTCCAGTTATATTTTCGAATCTAACATTAGAAGCAGAAAATCCAACATCCACAACTGGCACAGAATTTAAATTAAATGAAACAGAATAACTGTTTAAGAAGCAATTGCCAAAAGTTAAAGCTTGCATTCCGCTAAAATTAACTGAAGAAGCTGGCTTTTTAAAATCATCAAATCCATCTTTAATATCTTCTGGATCAACGATTACATATATGTTTTGATCTCTATTTTTAAGATCTCTAACGCATGGCGCATATCCAGATCCGCTAGCATTAAATCCAAACAATATCTCATTGCTGCAATATGGATTTAAGTAGTAACTTAAACTTACATTCGCTTGTGGCGCTCTAACAATATGATTTACAGCATAAGACTGGCTTCCTACTTGTTTTATCTTTTGGTGCTCGTTTGAAATAGAAAAATCACACTTTTGAACGAGAGGAAATAATCTTGCAGTATCTCCTGTTGTTTTCCAAGCTGGAAAATCTCCCATTGCGATAAACGCAGAATTACTTTTTAATACTTGTCGATTCATGTTCCTGTAGGTATTATGCCCAGTGGGTCTTCAATTAGATTGATTTCAATATTATGGGAATCTAAGTAGTTCCAAGAATGACTCCAAGATGGAGCGTAAAAAACCTTCGGTCTATTATAAACAGATGGTATCTGATGTAAAAATCTTCTATACCCAGCTTTATTTTCTAAAAAGTGCATTATAGACTTAGCTTCAATTGTTGGTATATTTGTGAATTTATAAGATAGGTTTACTGGAGCCAAATGTTTTCTAGTTTTGATTCTTTGAATAAATGAATTCTTAAATTCTATTTTATCTACTTTAATCTGAACATCATTTTGAAGACCGATATCTGGTTCAAAAAAGAAAGATTGAGTCCACTTTGAACTTGATCCAGTTGGACCGTCTATGCTTGGCGAAGACGAAGTGTGATCTCCTGAACAATAATAATAGTTGTTTAATTTGTTGCTGCTTATGCCGCTATAAATTATATCATACTTTTTATATGATCTTCCTGTTGACCAATGCTGCAAACCAGAGTTTATAAATGTCATTCCAGACCAATTTAATAAAGTCGGAGCTTGATTAACATCAATTGATATTGCCACTTCATAGTGGTTTTTATTAATGTGATTTACTGCATAATTATCAGTTACTCCACTGATTGGCTTATAAAAAGCTGAAGCATCAGAGAATCTATATAATTCACATCCAGACTTTGACTCTATAAAATTTACAAGTTTTTGAGAATCAAATTGATTTAAATCAAATCTTAATTCAAACTTCGCATCTAGACTATTTATTGATAATGGAATTAAATTATAGTATCCATCTTGAGTTTCATAAACGTTTGCTTTAGAAGAAAACGAAACTCTAGATCCATAAACTGGACTATATGTTAATCCAGTAATTCTATTTCCAGAACTAAGTAATATGTTATTACTTCTATCGTAAAATGTACTCATGAATGTCCTATATAGTTTAATGTTAATTTAACTCCACCATCTGCCGAGCTTGATAAAGATTCAGAAACTAAAGATGCTTTTGGAATTGTTAACTGTTGAAGAACAGTGGAGTTATCTCTGGATCTAATTGCAAATGATACTGTTTTGTTTTGGCGAGAGTTTAAAAATCCAGTACTGTTAGATAAGAAAGCATCGTCCACATCTATTTGAACAGAAGCGGAGTATTCTACAACTGGCATCGTTACTATTTCTTTTGGCAAGATAGATCCTATTGAATAAATTGGTATCCTATCTATTTTAATAGAATAATCAAAACCAACAACTCTATTCGTAGAAGTATTGTCGCATGTGACAGATATAGATCCTTGATTTGGAATATGAATCGCTGGAGAAGCAATAGATCCAGATGCATTTTTTGTTCCAGTCACCATATCATCATAAACAACAATATTGCTTGTGATTTTTGGAATAGATCCGACCGCGCAATTAACTAAGTATTCAGTTAAGTATCCACTGCGAAATCCATAGTTATTGCCATCGTAATTTATACTTCCGCTTATATTGTTTTCTCCAGTATAATTAATCAATCCGCCGCTGTGTATTAAGTTTTGCGATATTGATACTTTTTGTTGTGGAGGACCACTAACAACAGTTTGGCCAACTGAATACCCAAGAGCTTTTAAAACGTTAGAAGATTGAGAATACGAAAATTCTACATTCTCTACACCAATTACTTCTTGGCCAGATATAAATAGTTTGTTTTCGTAATTTGAAATTTGTCCAAACATTTTACTTTCTCAATGAGCCTCCCAATCTCTTTTCGTCTTGAATAACTTTAAGAACAACATCTTTGATTTGTCGTGCAAGCTGTTGTTTTTGTTCTGATGCGCCTCCATCGGTTGTTTGAGAAGATTTGCCAGTTGATCCATCAACATTGATGGTGATATTTCCAGCTGCGCTAGAAGCTTCAATAAGCTCGTCAAGCTTGGCGATGAGCTTCTCGTTCAACTCTTCAGTCTTTTCTTCTGTGACGATGCTTCCTGCGCCAGCATTGAGCGCTTGTAGATTACCAGCACCAATGTTTTGAGCAGCAGAGCGATTCATAATGAATTCGCCGCCTGAAAGCATTGCTGGAACTGTGTCGATTCCAGCTCTGAAAGGAATTGAACCTCCAGTTGCAAATCTTTCGTTTGCGCGTTCTTCTATATACTGTCCTTGCGCGTCAAATGGACCAGTAGTGAATGCTGGTATGTTATTATTATAAACACCATTATTAGATCCTCCAAAATTTAATGGAGAAACTCCTAAACCTCCCAAAGCAGAATTTACTTCATTTATTTGATCATTATCATATGGATTCACATTATATCCATTTGGAGCATTTTTATTTTTTGATGTTGAATATGATCCCCCAGAACTAAATAAATTAGATAAACCACCTTTTCCTTCAAAACCACTCCAAATTCCTTTAGCCGCATCAGTTAATCGTGCTGTTCCAGTTGCACCAGATCCAGCGTAAGCCTTAAAGAATCCAGATCCAGCAGCTAATACCACCGACAATATGAGTTGCTTTTTCAGTGCATCTTTTTCCGCTTCTGCTTGTTTTCTTGCTTCAGCTTGAGCTTGCATTTCTTGCATATACAAACCAAAAGCTTGTTCTTTCGCAGCTCTAGTTGCTTCAGCTTGAGGACTGTTATTGCGTCCAAAATTTGTCAATCTAACACTTTCTGGTTCCAAGTTTATAGAAGCATAATTTCCTTGATTTATTATCTGATCTCTAGATCCAGAAGTATATCCTTGAGTTGCAAACTTAAGTAAGTTGCGAGTTCCTTGAATTCCGCCAAGTCCATAAGTTCCTGGAGTAAAGAAACCTCCTTGACCACTTTGTATCATTCCTCCTTTTGCGTAACCGCCTAATGTTCCATTATTGATTGCTTCTAAAAATTGAGGTCCATATTTACCAACTGACTTTTTGTTGATAACATATTCGCCGCCCATTAACATTGCAGGGACATCATCTTTGGTTCCCGATCCACCTGAAATCATTCCTCCAGAGGCTTTGCCATTTCCTGCAAAAATTTTAGAAATGGATGAAAATACTCCTGAAGATGAATTTGGATTTGATCCAAGAATCGAATCTATAGCATTAGACATTAATTTCTTGTTCAATTGTCTTACAAAATCTAAAGCTCCAGCTCTAAGAGTATCACTTAATGATTTTCCACCTTCAATAGCTTCAGAAATACCATCTACTAAATTATTTTTAAATTGAACGGAAGCATCAACGATTGTCTTATTAAGCTCCAACGTTCTTTCTTCGTTAGTTTTACTAAACTCTTCTGCAAACAACTGAGGGATTGTTTTTACCTGTCTTTTTCTCGCTATTCTTGCCGCTTCTTCTGGGCTTTGTCCTCTTTGCTGATTAAGAGTTTCTATTTCATAAGCAATTTCAGCGTTTCTTCTTCCAGATATAGAAGTTAATTTTTCTAATTCTAAATCTTGAATTTTTCGATCAATGATATCTGTAGAATCAAGCAGAGATCTTCTAAACATTTCTAAAGCTGATATAACTGGCTCTATTGCTCCAGCTTCTCTTGTGCGAGCATCTGCTGCCGCTTGGGATGATTCAGCGTCTAATTGAAGACTTTCAGATTCTTGTTTCAATTTTAGGATAAAGTCTTTGATAGCTTGATTATCTTCTTCATTAAATCTAGTCGCGCCAATAAGGTTTTCAGCTTCTGTTATTAAGCTGCTCATAGTTTTCGCGCTTTCAAAAGCATTCCTATATGTCATTGCTGAAATATCATCTGTTGGTTTTGCTAAACCCAACAATTCCCCCCTTTTTTCTTCGAGCATTTTATTATAATTTGCAGCATTTTGCACAGCCACAGTATTAGCTTCAATCGCAGCGATTTGAGCGTCTATTACTCTAATTTCTTCAGTTGATCTACCTAATTTTGAAGCTTGTAATTGAGAAATTCGCTGAGTATTTGAAAACTCAGATCTTCTTGAAGATATGTCTATACCAAAAGCTCTTTGTTGGGAAGCTCTTTGTGCGGAAGAGATTATATCTTTTATTGTTGATGCTTGGTTTTTATATTCCTCTGTTTTTTGTTGTTGAGTTTTTAAATCTTCCTTATCTAAATTATATTTCTTTAGAAGATTATCTAAAATCTGTTCATTTTCTTTTCTCTGAGCTTCTGTGAGATTAGTTCCAGTACCCAACAATATATTTATTTCTCCTAGTAATTTAGTAACTGTATCTTTATTTTTGAAATCATCTTCTGAAAAAGTTTTTAATTGTTCTTCTAGCTTAATTGTTTGTTTTTTATCTGCTACAAGCAATTTAGCTTTATCAATCTGTCCTTTGAGAAGATTAGAAGTTTCGTCTATTAATTTTCTATCTAAATCGCGCAAAGCTATTTTATTCTCTAAACTTCTAATATCTTTTTCGCTTAAATTATTAAGCTCCTTGGCAGAAAGCAATTGAAGATCTAATTCTTGAGTAGTTCTTTGTTGTGCAATTGAAAGATCAATAGTATTCTTTAATTGATTTTGAGCATAAGAAATATTCATTAAATCTAATGCTTCTTTAGCAGTATCTGCAAATGCATTCTTAAGATCTATAGTTGCATCATATATTCTAAGAATTTCACTTTTTACAGCTTCGCTATTTATGTCAAATCCTATTTTTTGATCATCCGTTAATTGGCTTAAAATTGCATTTTGAATCATTCCTATCCCTGTATTTGGATTTGGAGTAGATCCACTTTTTAAATTTTCCAAATCAGACATTATATCTTGTCTAGATTTACCAATAAACTCTTTTCCAATAGTTCCTGTTGGAGATAAATCTAAATTTCTTTTTGCATTTTTTAACTGCGATGATGTAAATATTAATTTAGAAAAAGAACCTGTTAATTCATCTACTTCTTTAACAGTTATTTTCCCATCTGCTGATTTTTTTCTTATTTCATCCCACATTCTGTTATAGCTCACACCAGCAGCGTCTGCATTTTTAACAACATCTACTAAACTTTTTTCTAATTCTCCAGCTGTAAAGAAATCTGAGCCTTCAAAATCAGCCATAAAACGAGCTGTCATGCTCTCTCTTGCTGCTCCTCTGACTAAACCTATTGCCGAAGATTCTATTTTCTTTTTTCCTGGTTCAGATAAATTTTCAAATGTAAATGCCGCATTTTTCACCGCTTCGGACATCTTGGCTATATTAGCTGTAGCTGCTTTAGTAATACCATAATATTCATCCATTATTTTTCCACCAGCCGAAAAAGATGCTATTGCTCCAGCTGCTGCTAATCCATATGGCCCTAACTTTGCTAACGCTGGACCTACTTTTCCGCCAATTTGGCCTAAACCTTGAATAGCGAATGCTGCTGTCACAAAACCTCCAGCACTTTCTGATACTATATTAGTATATTTTGCAAGTTGTGATGAAGCATCACTTGTAGCTCCAGTCAATATACTAAATGCTCCTTGCAACGCAAAGATAGTTCCAAGCATATCTTTTTGTCCACCTTGTGCTTGAACAGTAGCTTCTTTACCAGTTAAGGTTTTGCCTTTACCAAAAGCTCCTTTTGACTGTTCAATGATTGCTTTTCGAGTTGCATCTGAAGATTTTTTAAGAGCTTCTCTATCATCTTCTAGAGCTTTTATTCTATCTTGCGCTGCTTTTTTGTTTTTACCTCTAGCTTGTTTTTCATCAGCCGTTGCTTTTCTTAATTCAGTTATAAGATCTGCATAAGCTTTTCCATAATTTCTAGATTCTTCCGCTAAAGCATCACTTCTTGTTTTACCTACGTATCCAGAAATGTCTGGCGCATCTGCATAATTCGGCACAAATCCACTTGCCGCACCATATGTTTGCGGATTCATGCCTTCTTTTCTTGCTCTATTGATTCCTTGAAATCCACCTGCTGGTTCATCACGGCGATTAGCAACCATTAATCCCATTGGATTAGCCGCGTTTTTAAGAGATGAATTTTTGTCTATGTAGATTTGAGAAGCAGGAACTCCCGCAGCCATTTCACGGTTAACTGCATCTTTAAGAGGATTTGCAAAATTTGGCAAGAAGCCTTTTGCGGCTGTTTTCTTTTTTTTGCTGTCTATATAGTTGAGCATTTTATCAACTACGTCTCTAGCTGGAGATCCAGTAATTCGCGCAAAACCTGGATCAATAAGACTAGCAACTCCACCATTAGATGCCATTTCTCTCAATAAAGTCAGCGATCCAATCGGATCTGAAGGATAAGTTGAAAACTTACTCAAGTAATTCTCAGCGTTTTTATTAAGTATATAATTAGATCCATGTAAATCAGTAAGATCTAAACCTTTGGTTTTTACAGCGGAGCGTAGAGTTCCAAGTCCAAACAATCTAGCTTTGTCAGAACCAAGTGCTATCTTTCCAAGTTTACCAGATATAATTTCTTTTCTTATTGCTCCTCGTCTGTTGGATTCATTGAAACCAGACAATGTTTTTGGACCATAAATACCTGGGATGTTCAAATATCTATTGATATACTGACTGATCAACCATTCCTGAGAAAGTGCGTTTTTTGGACCATCTTTATAAAACTTCTTAACACCAACATCTATTCCCTCTTTTGTTCCAAGTCTTAAAAATCTAGCTTCTGCACCAGATCCAATTTCTCTACTTTTGCTAACAAAGTTTGGGATGTAACCCTTAGCGGCATTAGGAGATTTTCTAGCTTTGGATTGTTGACTTATTTGAGATAATATTTTTGGAGCGATGTCTCCATCGTTCATTGACTTTTTGATAAGAGTATTAACTTGACCTTGAAAATTTTCCGTAGACCCACCTCCTCTTTTCGCATCACCTCTTACAGCTTTTACTCCCAACATTTGATTCATTGCAGCTGGGTTAGTAAAATCAAATGGTCTATTTTCATTTTTTGGATCAAATGAATCAGAAAGACCTTTCATTGTAGTCAATGCAGCTTTACTAGCAGCTTCAAAAAGCTGACCTTCTGCACCCGCAGGAAGAATTCCTCCTGTGGATGTAGATTTAAGATTTCCTAATTGATCTGCAAATTCTCCCGCTTGCATTCCAGAATAAAGTCGCCCATATAAAGATTGAGCGAGCGTCACGATTGGACCAGCAAAAAGTTTATTGATTTCTGAAGATATTTGTTCGAAATTCTTTTTAGTAGGAACTCCAGTTTGTTGAATATTGCTTAAAATGATTTGATCATCATCTAAAATACCTCGCGGCTTATTTTTTTTAAAATCAGAACCTTTTAGTTTTGCCGAAACATATCCAGAAGCATCTCCATTCCTCGGAGTGACTAAAGCGATTCCTCCTAAAGTATTTGCGTCAATTTTGAAATCGAGAGCGCCTTCTTTAAGTTTCTGCTGTCTTACCTTATCTTCTGTTTGTTTTCTTTGTGTAGCAATAGATGGATTTCTTTTAAGAACGTTATCAATATTTGATTGGTAAGTTTCTAGGCCATTAGGGAAAACGAATTTTTTTCCACCTGGTTCTTTTCTGTAGCTTTCTAAATCTGGATAATATTGTCTAATAGTGTCTGCTAAATCAGCAAAGTTTGGTATAAATCCAAAAGAAAGATTTTTTATATATTTCCCAAAATCATCAATTTTTCTAGGTCTTCCATATTTATTCGATCTATATTTATCAGTATTGATTAAATCTTGTTTTAACGTTTTTGCTTTTGAAAAATTTCCTCTATCTGATTCATCAGAATGAACTAGCAAACCATTTACTTTGATATTATCTTTATTTTTTGTCCAAACATCTAAAGGTAAATTACGACCATAATTTTCTATATTCGCTCTTAAAAATTTTAATTTTACATCACTATCGTCCCAAGACCCACTTTTAACCTCTAAAAGAGAAGTTGGACCTTTGAAGCCGTCCACTGCTGAATTTTCCTTTCCGAACATTCCTCCAGTAGTATATCCATACTGCTTAGCGATTCTTTTCTCATAATCATTAGTTGATTCTCCTTTATTTCTAGGGACGTACAATTTTTGATATCCATTTCCAATCAAGTTAACATTATCGTCTTTTGATAATCTTCCATCTGAAGATTGAGATATATTAATTTTTGGCACAAGAGTCGTACTAAAATATTTTACTATTTCAGAAACTTTTGCAAAATTTGGAATCAATCCGCCAGATGCAGTGATCTTCTTAGCTCCAGATGGCAAGCCCATAGAGCGAACCATGTCTCTGTTAAAGATAGCTGTTCCGCCACTTCCTCCAAAATTAGGAACCGCATATTCTCCAGTATGAGCTACAATAGATCCTTTTTTGCCTTGACCAAAATTAAAATTAGGAATAACAACTGGACGATCTCCAGCTTTTGCACCACCAACACCTTTTTTAATGTCGGATGATTCTTGCGATACAGCAGGCATGTATCCGCCAGCCGCTTTAGGAACTCTTAAGCCTTCTCCAGAGCTTCTTACTCCTTGTTGATAAAGAGGAGCTGCTAGCGAGCTTGCTGTAGAAGCCATTCTTCTCATTGCTGCTTCTTGCATTACAATAGCGTCAGACATGACTTTGATCTGAGCCGTGCGATTTCCTTCTAATGCAAAAAGTTGACGCTGAAGATTGATATTCTTAGAAAGAGCTGAAGCAATAGACTGTTCAACATTTTGAATCTCTTTTGCTGCTTTACCAATTCCAAAGAAACCTTTTAAGCTTGCAAAACCAAATTGCGCAAGATCTTTTGAAAGCTTTAAGATAATAGCTGCAAATAAAGCTAAGCCTGGACCTGTAACAAGATTTCCAATACCTTTAGCTAAACCTCTGAAAACATCTCCCAACGCACTTTCTTCGCCAAGAATTTTTTGGATACTTTCTAGAAGGCCATTAAAGAATCCAAGTAAACTTTTAGCACTGTCAGTGATGCCAATTTTTCCCAATGTAGCTCCAAGCTGTTCTGCACTTAAAGATGTCTTATTGATTAAAGCAGCTAATGTAACATTTAGAGCCGCATTCTTTTCATAAGCTTGATTGGTGCTTTTCAAAGATACTTCGGTAGCTTTAAAAGCTACTGAAGATTGACTGCTCAAATCCTCTAAAGTTGCTAATAATTTATCAATCTGGAATCCGCCACCAACTTTTTCAGTAATCTCTGCGAGCTGTACTTGATTAAGACTTTTAATTGTTGCCGCTAAGTTTTCGAGAAGTTTTGTAGCTGGCAGTATCTTGCCTTGAACATCTGTGACAGAAACTCCAAGCTGTTGTAAAGCTTCTAATGTATCTGTTCTTTGCAATCTTGTGAAGATCGTTTTAAACGAGTTACCAATAACTGCTCCACCAACTGATGTCTTTTCTTGAACTGCCGTAATAATACCAACCAACTCATCAAAAGAAACTCCAGCCTGTTTCGCAACAGATGACGATCTCTTAAGACCTTCAATCAAATCCTTTTCAGAAACTGAATATTTTTGAGAAACAGTAACTAATTTGTTTAAAACTTCAGATGTTGTAATGCCTGTGCTTTTAAAAGCATTAACTGCCGCAGTTAAACCAGAAACAGATCTTTCTGCATCCAATCCAGAAAGGCGAGTTAGAATAAGAGCATCATTAATTCTTTTAAGAGACTCTTCAGTACTTAAACCTTGTCTAGCTAATTCAAGAGCGCCTTTTGCAACAGCATCAAATGATTGACCTGTATTTTTAGCTACGTTGAATAAAGAGTTTCCGAATTTGTCTAATTCAGAAGAACTTTTTTGGAAGACAGAATTGATTTCTGTTAAAGACTTTTCAACTGCAATAGTGTTCTTAACCAAAGAACTAAAAGCGCTAGATACACTATTAATAATACCAACAGAAGCTCCGAACGCAAATACGCGAGCATTTGCCGCTTCCATCGACTTAGTGAATTCGTCAGCTTGTCCAGTAATGCGGCCAAGAGGTTGAGCTAATGCATTAATTTGACGGGAATTCGTTCCCAAATTAATTTGAGCGCCCTTGCCCGCATTTTTCAATGCTGCTTGAATGCTTGCTTCTAACCCTGTTTGTGTTACTGGTATCTGAACTGACGCTGGCATAAATAGTCCTTACTCCTTTTCACTATTTACACAAAAAAGCGTTTTTCATCCCATTAATTTCATCAAATCTTCCATATTCATACTGCCTCCATTTTTACTAAGCTCTTCTGAAAGACTAATTTTTTTAGCACTTGGATCAACAAACGATAAATCTTCTTTTGTTGCTCCGAAAACAGCAGTCGCTCCATTATCAGAATTTTTGAATTTTTCAGCAACCTTTCCAGAATTACGCTTGGATTCTGAGAATCTTAATACATCAGATGGATTCTTTTTTATACTATCTGGTATGTCTTCGTTATATTGGAAGATGTTGAAGAATATTCTAGCGTATAAAGCAAGTTTCAATTGATAAACGGAAAGTTGAATGATGGGCTTTCCATAGAAAGAAAAAAGGTTTTCAGTTTGAGATAAATACATATTGAAGAAATCTCTCAAGACTGCGTGTTGAATATGATCTTCGTTTAATCTGTTGCTGCACATTTGATGCTGCTTTATCAAATAACCAATATCGTAATCATTTATTTCTGCAAAACTTTCTTCTGTAAATAAATGTTCTTTTAAAGAAGGATCTTTGTATATAATATAGCGAATAAATTCCTCATTAGATCTTGAAGATCCATAATCTTCAGCAGTTTTACCCACAACCTCTTTTCTTTTTACTTTAAGGATGTGAAGATCTTTTGATCTTTCGTCAATCGATTCTTGAGTTTTCTCTTTTTGAGAAGGAAGAACTAAATTAGATTTTGTCTGTTTAAGATTAGAAACCTCACTTTCTAATTCAGCTATTTTTCTATCGTCTTCCTCCGACCATAAACCATCGGCAACCAACTGATCAAGCATTTGCTTTTCAGTTGGTATGCCTTTTTTGATGGCTATGTTTTTGTATTTTTCGTAGTACTTATGAATATATCTTTGATCGCGAATAGAAAAATGCTTTAGATAAACAGGTTGACCTTTGTAATCAAACTCTGTATATCCATCAAATATCTCTCCTACGATAGCGATATATTCTTCTTCGCTCACAGTTCGTTACTTTCTAATCTTGTCATCAAAGAATCAAATGAATCTTTGTCAGAAGCTTGATTAAAGAACCAGAAAGCTAGAATTGTCGCAGCCTTCTTAGTAATCAAGAAATACAACGGATCTTCAGATTCTTCTCTACGATAATATTCTTCAAGACGATCTTCAAAATCCCCACTGCCAAAATATGAAGATGGAGATTCTTCCCCTTCCTCTTGAATGTAAGTCAACATAATAACATACCAAAGAATAAGTCTATTTTGAGCTTTAACATCTGCGGTATGATCAAAGAGTGATTGATAATTAGATTCAAATTCTACAATTTGGCGACGAACATTTGCGAGTTCAGTTGTAATTTCTTCAACTCGCGCCTTTTGCTTGTCAGTCTTGTTTTGAATAATCTCTAATCTTGAATACTCATTTTGAATATCAAAAACCTTTTTGTAAGAATCTACCAAAGACTTAGCATCATCTTCGCTCATTAAGCCTCCTGTATCACTATACTTTTTAGCCAACATAGCTTTTGTCAGGATGCCCTTTTTGACACACTTACTCATTTCAACACTAAACTCAAGTTCAGCTTCTTCTAATTCTCTACGAGAAGGTCTCTTCAATTTAATCGTAACTGGAACTGAAGTTTTGATCTTCTTTTTGACCGTGATTTCTTCTTTGGTCTTCTTGTCAATCTTTGTTGTTACTTCTTCCTTTTCGATTTCCTTATCAACACTGAAGCTATATAGCTCTTTGATTTTGTTTTCCATTTTAGTTATTTTTAAATATAAAGCTTACTGTATAATTTTCCATTTCAGATGAGAAATCTCTTAAAGAATCGTTGCCACAGTCAAGTATTTTTTTTCTTATCCATGCAAACTTCTTTTCGTCAAAGTGATTTGCAGTATTTATGATAGAATGATATTCTTGTGGAATATTATCATAAAGCTTATCATAATGATAATCATGATCCGCCTTCATATCTTCAACAATCTTTAACATGTCTTTAAATATAGACGTTACTGACTGTTTATACCGTTTTTCTAAAAAAAATTGACCATTCATCCTTATGCCTTAATTTATAATAGATAAAAAAGTGTAAAATTCAATATGCCAAGTTTAATAAATATCGCAAATCAATTAAAAGTAACATCCGCTTTTGCAAATTTGCACGATACATTCTCACGAGAGATTACTGTTTATAAAAATTCTAAACAAGTAACTATCTCAAGTTCTGCTCAATATAATTCTATTTATGGAAATGCTGGAGCTTATAGCAACACTACAAATCAAACAGTGTCTTCCAAATTCATGGCGAGAATCTACTACATAAAGATGGACGAAGAATTCTTGTCAGACTCAAGCTCCAATAAAGGATCTCAGAACAAGATAATAATGCCACAAGGATCTGTTAAGATTGTTGTAGATCCAGCTGGTTATCTTTTTATAAAAGAAGCAAGAAAGGTTGAGTTTGATGGAAAAACCTTTTCAATCAAAAGCGACGGAATTCCAATGGGTCTTTTTGAAAATCAATACTACGAATTCTTTTTAACTCCATTAGATGAATAATGAAAATACCAAAGCAAGTATTAGACAGTATTAATTCTCAAGCTGGTAAGATTCTAAGATCTCAAGTAGAAGATGATTTGCGAGATATCGTCAATGATATAAAAAAACAAATGATTGAAGAATTTATGAATCATCCCATAACTGAAGAAATTATGAATGGCTACAATGCCCAAAACACATCTAATACTTTAGGCGGTTATGGTAATTTATTTTCTTTTATTGGGTTTGATTCTGGCGATGCACCAATTATTCCTATAATTGAAATGCTGGAAAAAACAAACGTATCATTTAATAGAACTTCTAAAAACATTACAACTGCTAACATTTTTATTCCGTCTGCCCGCGAAATATTTGCTCAAACTCCTATGCCTTGGGCCAATGGAAGAAGTTGGGCCAAAGGAATAGAATCTGGAATTTCTGGATTAGGATTTTATCTTAATTCTTACGGAAAAGGCAACTCTAACGCTGGTATTCAAGTTGAATCAAAAATGAGAAGCGGTCGCTTTAAAAACGTTCCATACATATCAGCTTTAATAAATAAGTACAGAGCACTTTTCTCTAAAATTAATTACGAACAAATAAAAATAAAATTATCATGATTGAACAATTTCAACACAGAGCAACAACATCATTCATGCTTTGGTTTGACAACTTTTTGCTAAAAAAAGGTCAAGCATTCAGCAATCAAACGGGTGTATTTCACAGGTATTCTGACGATAGATTAGATGATAGATATAAAGCTTTTGGCAGTGCTTATAAACAGTGGGTTACTGACTCTTCAATCAATGGAGCTGTTGTTCCTTCTGGTGTTTATGTAAACGGAGTTTTTCAACCAAGAAGTAATAGTCTTCTTTTGGATTTTGAAAATGGACGAGCTTTAATTAGTGGAGTATCTAACGCTGCATCAGTTACTGGATCTTTTGCGGTAAAAGACTTTAACATATACTTCACAAATGATGGAGAAGATGATCTGCTCGTAGATAAAAAGTACAATTCTAATCCAAGAGTTTATTCTGCGCCAAATACATATGTAGAACCATATGATCAAGTAGTTCCAGCTATATTCATTTCGAGCCAATCAATGAGGAATGATCCTTTTGCTTTCGGCGGCGAAGATACTACTAAGATCTCAATGAAAGCTGTTGTGCTTGCTGAAAATCCTTATCAATTAGATGGAGTTCTTTCTATTTTTGCTGATTCTTACAATGAAGTTATTCCTAATATTCCATATTCTGGCAATCCAATTACTGAGTATGGAGATATTAAAAATGGGAACTTTTCTTACGAAAATTTAAAAACTCAATATGCAGGAAATCAATTCTTTTTTATTGAAGAAGTTGATACTTCAAAGTTGACAGATAAAGCTCGAAAATCTTTAGCAAATGATTTGTATATTGGCTTCATTGATTTCGAAATACATCAACAAAGAATGCCTAGAGAATAAAAATAATTTCACGTTTAGTATTTGAAAATGTAAACAAAATAAAGATAAAAAATTATGGCACGTAACCGAGTAATTTACCAATCAGAAGCTTTATATGTTAGTGAAGACATTCTTTCCACTGCTACTGGAAAGCATAGACAGCTTGATCGCGTTCAAAGCGCTAATTATAACTTTTCAATTAGTCGTCAAGATATTAACCAATACGGTGAATTAGCTCGTATTGATTCTGTTGTTCTTGATCCACCAACTGTTAATCTTGACTTTTCTTACTATTTAACTGACGGTACAAACGAAAGAGCTTTAGGATTCTATGTACAAACTGGAGCTGGAGGCACTACTGGAAACTTCCCTTCTGGTCACATGACTGCTACCAGCGGCAAGAACTTCTTCATTGTTACCACAGCAGAAGGAAATGATCATAATAGCAACACAACAATCGCAAACACTAAGTCAGTTATTGGCATCGGTAATGGATTCTTGTCTGATTATACTCTTGATTTAGCTGTTGGAAGCTTGCCAACTGTTTCTGTAACGATTGAAGCTGCTAACATTGTAGCTACTGGAGTAACGTTAACAACTGGATCTGGAATTTCAGGTATTAATCCAGCAATCAATCCTACTGATGGCGCATCTTATGCTTCAACTGGCATTGCTCTTCCATCTGGAGCTAGCAATCTTGGAAATGGCGGAATTAGCGCTCTTAGACCTGGTGATGTAACTCTTACATTTGGAAATATTACTGGCGCTGGATCTGGTGTTATTGCGGATTTAGCAAACAATGCAGACGGCATTCACATTCAAAGCGCAAGCTTGTCAATTCCTCTTTCACGCAGTCCATTGCAGCGTCTTGGAACTAGATTCCCATTTGCTAGAACAGTTGATTTCCCAGTAAGCTCAACTTTAACAGTTAATGCAATTGTTAATGAAATCACTGCTGAAAACTTAGCAGCAGTTCTTGATTCGAACATTACAACTGATTTAACATTAACTATCAAAAAGCCAGGAACTTCAGGAGCTACTAATGCTATGATTTATAACATTAAAGGAGCTAAGCTTGATAGTGAATCATTCAGCTCAAGCATTGGTTCTAATAAGACTGTTGATCTTGTTTTCTCTACTCAAATCGGTGGACCCAACGATCTTGATCATGGTGTCTTTGTAAGCGGTATTGGAAGCGGCTCAGTATTCTAATTATAACTCTCATCAAATAACAAAAAAGCTGGCAGAAATGCCAGCTTTTTTTGTATACTTTATTTTGAAATATAACTTATATAGTAATATTGTCAGCTTCTATTCCCCCAAGTTGTAGAGGCTGCGATTGGTATATATTGTAGTAATGAGAAAGCTTTTCAACCTTCTTATCACTTTCTTCTGCAAGACTTTTATAAACCTTGGATACTTCGTTTTTATTAGTGAATGTAACAGAGCTATTGCCATCTCTCAAACTTAGAATATCAGAGCCATTGGTGTTGCCAACTAATCCTCTTAAAGCATTACGAGATTGTTTTCTATAGTAGTTTCCCATGTATAATTCTTTGTAAATAGCTTGAGACTCAAGATCTAACTCAGCATCAACTCCACTATAAGAAGTATTAATTCTTGCGTTTAATTCCCCGAGATTAGCAAAAAGCCAAGCCTCAATATAAGATTGATACATATTTCCTGTATCTCCGTCAAACTCTGTTCGAAAAATATTTAATGCCAAATCACTAAGAACACTCATACAATATATTACACTTAAATATCTCCAAGGATTTTTAATAATTTAGCATGTTTTGGATTGTTTGGATCTGGAACAAAACTATTCACTGGTGATGGCATAATGTTGCGGCGACTGTTCTTTGTATACGCTTGGAATTCTCTGATTAGATTTTTCTTTAAAGTGGGATATTCATGAAATGGATTAATGCCGATCTTGTTTGCGAGTCTTTGCAAATCAGTGATAGACATTTCTTTGAGATTCTGCTCAAAAATCTCAAGTTCATTTGTTCCGAATGGACTGATTTGAGATACACCGAGAATAACTTCTAGTTCTCTCATGTTTTGAACGAATTCTGGAGTATTCACTTGACCGTTGGCTCTCATATGCGAAATTCGTTCAATCAATCCTTGTGGATTGCTAGATCCGTTTGTTGTTTGAATTTCTGGCTTCAATGCGCCGTTGGTTTCTTCGATTTTCTTTTTTCTAGGCATACTTTATTATATCTTAAAACTCATGTTTTTAAACAAAAAAGAGCCGCCCCGTTAAGGGCGGCTCTTGGGAGGATTTATCGCTATTAAGCAAGACCAGAAACGATCTTACCAACGAGAGCGCGAGTATCGAGAACCATACGACCTTCTTCAAGAGAGCCGAAGTAACCGATCTTGCTCTGACGAACGCTGTATTGATCATCAGCGGTAAGAGAGAACTCAGAACCGTTTTCAGAATCAACAGCAACTGCGCGAATAAGAGAATCACGGCTACGATCAAGACCGATGATGATTTCTTCAGCAGTATCATCGAATTGAGCGGAATTGCCACCAGCAGCATTTGTGAATGCAGTAGTTCCAGCAACTGCGTTAAAGACAGTGTTGAAGCGCTGACCCTTACCAAGCTCATTGATTTCCATGATGGAAACACCGTAGAACTCAGGAATACCTGCGCTGTTGTAGATAGAGGTTCTCATATCTTCTGGAGCAGGAATATCTGTCTTAGTTCCTTGGGTATTGATTGGATTGTAAGCCATTGCACGAAGTTCTTGAACAACTTCTGGAGAAACAATGATATCAGTCAAGCCACGACCTTGGCGAGCTTCTGGAGTACCACCAAGCCATGAGGTATTGATTCTCTTGGCAAGAGTGAAGAGTTCGTTAAGATCCGCAAGCAAGAAGCGACCATTAGTATTTGCACGCTGAACGTGCTTCTTACCATTGGTTTGTGCGTTAGCAAGTGAACCTAAAAGAAGGTTAGCGGAAGTCTTCTCTTGCTTGAAGAGAATTTCTTGTGCAAGACGAGTAAATGTCTTGCTGATAACATCCATACGGCTCTTAGCAGCATAGCGCTTGTCGAAGCTCAATGCAGAATCAAGAGTATAGGTGTGGATCTTCATTTCAGAAACAGTTGGTAAAACTTGGTTCTGAGGAAGGCCACCAGCTGCGCTTTGGCTATATACTGTAATATAGTCTTCAGCAGCTACGTCGTAGTATAAATCGAGCGGAATGCTTGGGCTGTCATCAGCATTGAATTGAAGTGGAGTGAACAAGTTGCTCAAGGTAGGAGCATTGTTGATAACTTCAGCTAAAACTGGACCGATGAATTCAGCAAGAGCAACTTGAGCTTCAACCGCAACACTGCGATTTTTTGAAGCCATAGCCTTGATTAGTTCGATTTGTTCAGGAGTTCTTTTTAAAGTAATTTTCATATTTAAATTTTTCTAGGTTAAATTAGAGACCAAGACCAACGATAGCGTAGCTTCCTGTAAGTGGATCAGAAAGGTTAGCGGTTGAAGTGCTTGCAGCGCGTGAACCAGTAGCGATAACAAGAGCAACTCTTGTTGGATCGGTAATAGCGCAACCAGTAAGCTTTCCGCTAACACCAGATGGAAGCTTAAGACCTCCACCAACACCGATTTGACCAGCGCCAGTTCCGATAGCTCCAGCAAATGCGGAAGCAGCAAGAGTGAAGACACCGCGAGTTGCAACTGGAACAGCTTGACCTGGAAGCATGCACATAAGCTCTTCAGCTTTTTGTGGGTAGTAAAGAAGCTTCTCGCCGTTTTCGTCAAGCTTTGCAGTTTGGCAAAGAGTCATACCAACAAGCGCATCACCAGAAGTAGCTGGCTTAAGGCTTAAGGTAACTCTTGGGTATTGGTTTCTTCCAACATGTGGATAATCAGTCTTGCCAAGATATGATGAATAAGCATCATCATAGGTAATTGTATCAAGGTTTAAGTTGCCGCTTTCAATGGTAACGAAAACGCCAGCGTCTCCGTTGCCAGTAACGTTAGTATATTCATTAACGTATCCAGTTCCAAGAGCGAACATGTTGATAACGTCAGTTTCGTTATATTGTCTGAATGGTAATGTTCTAAGTGCCATATAATTAGTTTTTTAGATTTTTAGGAAATAGTAATGTTGTTGCGAGAAAATGCACTTGCAAACTTTTCGCGTAAAGATTTATTTTCTTTTGAAGATTCTTCATTAGAGTTTGGGAGAGCGCTTTCTGAAGCTTGAGCCTTTTCCAAGGCTTCTTCAGCAAGTTCTTTATCAGTTTTTACTTCAGAAGCTGTCGAAACAGAAGCGAGCTTTTTAGCAACTTCAGCATCGATTCTTTCTTGAATGTCTTTTTCATAAGAAGCTCTAACTTCTTTATTCTTGTGCTTCCACATGATAGAAAGCTTTTCTTGGTAAGAAGCAAAAGCTTCTTCCGAAGAATCAAGAGACTTGAGATCATCAACAAGAACCTTGCGGTCTTCGTCATCAAGATCATAGCTGTTGTCGATAGCTTCCATTCTTGCGTTGAAACGAGCAACTGCCTCTTCTTGCTTTTTGAAATTTTCGAATTCGGAAATTCTCTGAGATGCTTCGCCAATTTGAGCTTGAAGCTTTTCTACAGAAGCTTTAAGTTCTTCACGCTCTTTGATTGCTGCGGCAGCTTCTTCTTCTGCTTTTGTAAGAGAAGCACGATATTCTACATCTTTTTGTTTAATAGCTTCAGCAAATGTGTTAGTCATATTTGCCACAGCTTCTTCTGAGAATTTCTTCTCAACAAGAAGATCTTTAAGTTCGGAAAGGACTTTTTCAATATCCATAATAGTTTCTTTTTTGTTTTTTACATTAGCTAAATCTATTTGGGAAATAGACGATTCAGTTTTTTTAAATAAATCTTTCTTTTTTATATCGAAATATAATTTTTTATCTCTTTTATCTTTTATTTCAACCATAGAAGAAGATTCATTATCTGAATATAAACCTTTTACATCTGCGGCTGGATTAGTTGTGAAGCCAATTCCCAAAGGATAAATTTCTCCTTTAAGCAAACGATAGATGTTTGTGCCATCGTCTAATTTTCCAGATCCACCATAAGCCTTAAGTCTTTTTCTCATTTCTTCAAACTGCTTTGGATTTTTTATTATCTCAGCATCTTTTAAATCAGAACTTCCAACAGCAATAACGAAATCGCTGAAACCAACTTCCCAACTTGTTGAAATAGATTGATACATAGTATCTTCAGGATCTACTGAGCGCTCAATTAATTTTGCAAACTCTTTGTTTGCGTATTTGTATACAACTGCTCCTAATGAGATATTGTATGGATCGTTTTTATTAATAGCTTCCTCGATATCTATCATCGAGTTGGTTCCATATTCACTAAATCCAGCGCTAACAATATGCCCAACTACTTTAGACTTATCGTGTTCTATGTTTGTTGGTTTATGTAAGAAATTTTTAATTACTCTTGCTGCTGTAGCGGAATCCATGCCGTCGTCATTCTTATTAAACTTATTAATAACTGCGGCATTGAAAGCGGTTCCAAGAATATCTATATTTTCAGAAAAATCGATATCTTTTGGAAGCAATGGTTTTAAATTTTCTAAAGAAGCTTTTGAAATAAAAGACTCATCTCCCTTGACACAAGAAAGAATTGACGATTCAAATTTCGTGGTGTATTTATGCTTCATATTTAAAAATCATTAGTCTTCTTCTTCCATTTCTTCCTCTTCTTTTGTTTCTTTATTCTCATGAGAAGCTGGATCTGATGGTTTATCCATCTTTTTAAGAATAGCTTTTTGAAGAGCTGGTGGAAGTTTTTTCTGTGCTGGAGTCAATTCCCCAGAATCACTTTCTTCCATAAGTGTAGCTTGCATTTTATCAAATTGAAGCATACAAGCTTTTGTTGTTGATTCATCGTCCATATCAGTTGTATCAACAAGAGCTTTATCATCTGAAGCGCATGCACTCATGAATGATTTGTATACAGCGGCTTTTTTATCTGCCATCTTAGCAAGAGATACTTGAACCTCTCCGTTTTTAATTTCCACTGTTTTTTCAAGTGGCACTTTAATATCTTCTGGATTAATTTTCATTTATTTTTTGAGAGTGATAGAGTAAAGCAGCTGAATAATCATCTTCTATTTGATGCTCAGAAGCTATTTCTAGAACTTCTGGCATTGTTGATAAAGAGGCTATCTCGTCAAAGTTGTTTACACAAGAAGATGCGGTAGCTTCCCAACAATTTAATTCTTTAGAAACTGCTATTGAATGAGATAGCTGTTCGAGCATTTCGTGCTGTTGATTATTTAACTTTTTCAACTTTAACTTATTCTTTAGTTCTTTTTCCATGTTAGCTTTAACAGCTTCGATATTCTTGATTACTGCTTGAATATTTTTTATAGAAAAATTGGCTTTTGTAATTGGTATGCCAGTTGTTCCCTCTGGTCTTCCTGCAACTTTATTTGTTTGATTAACTGTTGATTTGTCAGTATTTGGATCTGTCGGAGGCGAAATAAGAGGAACGCCACCAACAATTGGATTATAATATCCGTCCTCTCTTTCTTTAACAAATCCCTCTTGAGCTGGAGCGATATCTTCCGCCTTTGGAAACTGTCCAGTATGAAACATTTCCATTCCTTGCTGTGGAGTAATGATTCCAAGCTCCATAAGGCGTGTAGAAACGCGCATAAGCTGAGTTTGATCTCTGATATCAATATCTCTGAAGTGAGCCGTAGGATAGTTTTTTAAGCCCATGTCCTTAGCTATTCTGCGAATCTCAGGTTGTAAGAAATCATTTAAGAATGCGTTTCTTGCTTCTTTTAATCTATCGATGAAAATTTGAGCTTTTACTTCTGTAGCGCTGTACTTTTCTTCACCGATAACAATGTTCTGAAGACCTTGTTTAATATCTTCATTCAAAACTTTGTATTTATCTGGACCAAGAACATTATTTAACTCTGGAATAACGAATTGAGCCTTAGTTGTATAATCAGAAATTAATACTCGGCCAACACTTTCGTTTTTGAATAATGTCTGCATCGCCATCAAGTTATTTTGATTGATACCTCCCTTATCAGGCTCAGCTCCCATGGTAATTAAGAGAATAACGTTTTCAACAGTTCTTGTGATGGCTTGATCCATCTTCTTTAACTCCATCTTAGCATTGATATCCTCTAGCACAGGATATCCAAATGGAACAGCAAATGGCTCGTAATCCTGCTTCTTATAAAAAGAGTATGTTAACTTTTTAGGATCAAGCTCAATTTTTAAACCATCTTGATAATACGCTCCTTTTTTGATGTCTTTTTTAACATCTGCTGGAAGACCATTCAAAATATCTTCATCTTCTTGTGTGATTGGATTTTGAAGTCCAGCTAATTCATATTCAGATAGAATTTTTTCATACGCTCCAGTATTAAAGGTAGATCCTCTTTTTGCAACAACATCAAACGGATTTAACAGAATATACTTTACGGGAATCTTATTTACCAGCGCAGGTAGATCTCCAATCTGTCGAGTGATCTTTGTAAAATCATCAATTTGGAATTTGCCATCAATTCTGTATAAGAAAATATTACCGCTTCTATAGTATTCGCGGAAGTATTGGTCTTTTAAATTCCATAGTTTAATTTTCTTAAACCATTCAGTAAAAAAGTCTTTGCTTTTTTGAGATCCTCCTTCAAAATAAATCTCTGTGTTCGCAAACTCAGCCATAATGTCAATAGCATTTCTAAATATAGCTATATTAGCATATGCTTTTTGACAAAGCTCGATTGCTTCGCGCACATTAACTCCATCCATCGCATAGCTGTAGGGAAGTAGTCCATTTCTTATGCTACTGAATCTATCAATCGTTCTATTAATCGCTGATCTATTGATTCTGCTGCTGCTTTTTTCTGTGTTTGCTGATCTTGCATAAGAAGCTTTAGATACTCCCATAGAAGCACTGGAAACATAAAACGGTTCTCCACATAATTCAGGCTCGTATTGAGGTTGAGCATTAAAATTCGGCAAGTTATTTTTTGACTGGCTTAAATTATCCCAATACTGAGATTTTTTATTGTATTTGCGCTTTGGCTGTTGCATTTATATATTTTACACCAAAAGTTTAAAAGTTAACTTTAAAAGTTAATTAATAAACATTGGAGTGAATGTTGCTTGAGTGTTTTCAACTGGAGACGCCATCATGTCATAGTATAAATTCATCATCCAATTTCCTAGAACCAATGTAGAGTAAGAGTCTTTTCTTGCTTTGTCAGCTCCTCTTTGTTTTTTAAGGTTTGCTGGTAAATCAAAACTTTGAGTACCTTGGCTTGAGCTGGTTACTTGAATTAAAGCACATTGAACTTTAATCATGTCAACGTTATCTTTTAAATGCTCAATAAAATCAATCATTTTTGCACCCGACTCTTTCTCGCCTTCTATTCTAGAGTATTTTAAATCTGCAATTGGAATATTGGCGGATTTTTGTTTGGAGAAATCATCATTCATAGCCATGCTCGCAAACCATATTTTTTTATGATCAAATGCCGATTGTAAAAGCTCGTTTGCATATCTAATCCAGAAAGAGCTTGGTTTTCTTAAGAATACTATTCTTCTGCTTTCTAAATTGTATTGATTTCTAGCATCTCGCAAAGCTTTATCATATTCTTGGGTGTTGTCTAAATCAGCGTCGAAACAATCTAGTTTAAAATTATTCTTTTTGAATAACTCGCTTTCGTTGCAGGAATTCAAAAATTGAACTCCACCGTTATAGTCTCCAACAACAGCAACAACGTTGAAGTGTTTCATTAAGTAATAAAAATACTCAATGTGCCTTTTTAGATTCGTTCCAGAAAGCGCGTAGGAATGCACTACAACGCCTGTTCTTTGATCTGGGATAAGTTTGATGACTTGCATCGAGAAATCGTCTGAGCCATCGCTCTCGGACCAAGAAGGGTCGAAAGAAACAATATACTTGGCTTTTGGATCTCCTATAACTTCGACACACTGCCCTTCTCCGTCGATTATAGTGCATTGTGACATCTTACTAACCTTGAAGTATCCCGAACTATCATCAGTGAATACAGAGCCGAATTCTCGCTCAAATTGAGCAACGCTCATTGTTGCTTTAGATTGGTCCAAAAGGTTTGCATCATAAAGCTGTTCAGGAGCGCAATCATAACTCAAATGCATAATTACTCGATGAGCTTTATCCTTTTGGTCTGGATTCATTATCAGATTTTCATACTGCAAATAAAGCTTATATAAATATTCAAATCTATAACTTGCAGATGAAAGTCCAATGATTTTGTTATGAGGCCAAATATGACGCTCAGATTCTTCCATTTTGCCTTCTTTTATAAGCTTGGTTTCCAAGTCGTAAACTTGTTGTCTTTCAGTTGGATTTTCTACAACAGCCAAGAACGGCAAAATAACTTCATTTAGAATTTTTTCTGGCATCAAAAGAAGCTCGTCAATAATCATTCTTTGGAATCTGAAACCACGAAGCTTTTCTCCATCGCCTAATGGCAGAGCTGTAATTTTACTTCTGCCAATTTCCATGACCCATTCATCATTGCTTTTAGATATTCTGGTAATACATTGAGATAGTAGAGAGGCTTTCGGACTCTTAGCGATATCTTCAATCTTTCTAAAAATCATCTTAGACTGTCTGAACGACTTACTAATAATCCCGATATGAACACCTTGATTAAATATCGCATCTAAAATAGCAAATACAGCTGTGGAGAATGACTTTGAAAGACCTCGACTCCAAATACCCAAAAAGTAATCTGTTTCCATCATCGCTTTAATTGCCATGTGCTGGAATGGAAATAGACTTACCCCAGTAATTAATTCTGAAGAAAAAGATGGATTTTCTCGCAAGAACTTATACAAAAGAACCTTTGCTTTTTTTTCATCAATGAATCCTTTACAATCAATGATTTCTTGATTTATATTCTTGAATTTTTTATTTAATTTTTGCGATCCTTCGTGCCAACTCATTTTAAATTCCTTTCGTAATAGTTCATTGCTCCTGTATCTAAGAAATATTGTATGTCAGTATTCCATAACTTTTTTCCATTAACTAATAACTTAGGAATTAGAATCTGACTATTGCTTCTATTTCCGCTAAAAACAAACTGGCAGCAATCTCTGTACTCAGACTGAATTTCTCTCATGTTATGAAATGCATAATCAAGATTATATCTCTTGGGAGAGTAGAGGTTTCTTTCTGCCATTTTGTAAAGATTACTTTCTGTCACAACAAAAAGATAACATCCAAGATCTCTGCATCTCTGTAACTCTCTTCTAAATCTTTTATACTCAACGGTCATTGTTGAGCAAAAATCAGCAAATGACTTTCTATCTACATAAGTATAATTATAATCTTCGCCGCCAACTGCATAATCTCCAACATCAAGTTTTAGCTTTTCTGAATTTTTAAATTCTAAAGGTTGCTGCTCTCTAGTATCTATATAAATCTTGATATTGCGAAAATCAGAGTGAAATGATTTCGGCAAATTTGCATTAAACATAGGTTCAATGTCACAAGCTTTACAAGCATTTGAATAGCTTCCAAAAAACTTCTTATATAGCTGTATAGTAGGTAAACTGGAAGTGAAAAGTTCAATAGTATTCGGGCCATATTTTAATTCTTTCTTTTTTATTCTGTTTTTCAAGCAAGAAATTATATACGGTTGGACTTCGTTAGCTGGAGCAGACTCGCACCATTCTATTAACTGCTTATAATTTGAGAAATCTTTCTCAAAATAATCTTCATAGTTTTTAAATTGCAATAAGTCTCCAGAAAGCTTATTTCTTCTTGCAAAATGTTTTACATAGTAATCTCCTAAGATCATACCATGCTTTTTAATATGAGCATGTAAGCTTTTTAGTGAGCCAAAAGACTCTTCGCATTCTTTACAATCAAATGACATCTTCTTGAGAAATTCCTAAAATTCTACTCTTCCATTCTGGCATACCCTCTAAGCGATGAGCTTCTTCTTTAACGAGAGCTTTTTGCATCTCCGCAATCTTAACCATGTTAAGACGCTCTTCTTCATCTTGAAAATATTGAATCAAAGAAAGGATAGAGGCATTTTCTTTATGCTTGCTTTTCATGCGCTCAGCACGATCACCCTGAAGCTTTTTTGTTAAATTTTCAATTCGAGTTTCGCACTGATGATACTCTGAACTTTTTGCTTTAATAATTTCCGACAAACGAACACTCATTTCCTCTTGATCGTTTGTGATATCAAATATATCATTTAACTTATTTAAATGTTTGCTAACAACTTCTAGATTAACGATTTCCTTACACACATTCATGTATAAGTTAATTTCATCTGCTGTTAAATCTGGCTTATCCCAAGTTAAACGAATAAACTCTTGCTCAAATAATTCCCGATCTTCTTTTGATGTATAATTATTAACAATTTTCAAAAATCTTGAGTTATTTAAATTAACACCAAGCCTCTCTACGCACACTTTATGTTGCCTATTAATCTTATCTTCCTGCAATTCACTACCAGTTGCGTCGTTGATCTTTTTAACGATTCGGCTCGTCGATTTCGGCGCTACATAACTACTCAAGCCAACATCACTATCTTGCGATGGAGAATAGTCTGGATTGATTTCTTTTATCACCGAGTAAACTGCTCTTTGTTCCAGCGAAAGAGGTTTCACCTCTCTATCTGGAAATAGAATTTCAGCAATACGCAAGGAAGAAGAACCTGCGTTAGCATGTTCAACGATAAAGCTTACTTGCTCCTTTGTGAATTCAATGCCTTCCTTTTTTTTGCGAGTAGAAGTTTTAAACTTCAATCCAGTTTCGATCATATAAGATCGAATAAGTCTTCCTTCTTTGCTTCTTCCATCGATTTCTGGATTATCGAATACAATACGAACGATCTCGTTAAGATCGGTTGTTTTGCGGTAAGTGCTTTTAATAAGTTCTTTTTGTTCGTCGGTTAGATTCATAATATGATGTCATATTCTCTAATGATTGCTTCGGCTTTTTGCTTAAGCATTTTTTTTAGGTTTTTGATTTGTTTGTAGCCTGCTTTTCTGTTTTTCTCATTGCTTTTATAACCCATGAATTTAGCAACTTCTTCTTCGCTTTTATGTTCAAAGAAAAGCATTATGTATACCGTGTAATGAGGTTCGGAAAGTTGGCACTTTAGCAGTTCGTTTAATTTTGAAACAGAATCAGAAAAGTCTACGTTCGAATCTTGTTTTCGATTTATCTCCTGAGCGTGGTTTTCCATTGGTAATGGAAGCTTAACACCATATCCTGATTGTTTTTGCTTTGTCCACTTTAAGTAATCTGCGCATGATGAGTTTTGTGTTCCATTTTTAGTCATGGCGCAAAGATTATCTCCCATATTAAACTTACACTGCATACAAGGCTTTACATAATTTGTATAATTGTTGCGAATGATGTTTTTAATTTGATTCGATGTTATTCTAGCAATCCAAGGCTCAAGCGGCTTTGATTGATCCCACATGCTCCATTTGTTATATATGTGGATTTTTATTATTTGGGAAACATCGTCGAAATCAAACCAGTTGATAGCTTTTAATTGCCACTTCTTTCTAAAGCGCTGAATAACAGCATCTATCACCAAAGAATAGTCTTCGTATTTTTTCAAACTATTATTCACGACGAGTTTTGCTGCTAACGAAATCATCAACGCTAGAAGCTTTTCTGCGTCTGGTAGTTCTTGGCTCGTTGTTAGATTGGCCAAAAATAGAACCTAAAGAAAAACAATTAGATTCAGAGTAATTTTCAACTTCTACTTGCAACTTTCTAATAGAAGGAACATATTCAGCATCTGAATTTTCGGGATCGAAATTTTCTTCATCTTCGTCTTCATATTCAGAAGCTCTGGTTTTGGAATTTGTAGGTTTGGCTAAAGAAAGTCCTAGTGAACTACCACAGCCCGAACAAAATTTAGGCTTAGAATAATTATAAGAATGCTTCATGCCGCAATTTGGACAAAACATAGAATTCATACTATTATAATGCAATTATATAGTGTTTTTTCTAGTTATTTTTTTCGACGAAAAGACAAGGCTACCACCTGTATATTTAAGCATCCGCTGCGTGCGTTGTGGTAGCCTTGTCTATATGTATTTACACTGCTGCTCCGATTTTTTCCAATTTAGACACTAAAAACTTAAGAATTTCACTACGCACAATATCGTTATGATTAAACATGAAAGTTTGAACTCCTTTGTCTTTGCTTTCTTTATCGTTAAACAAATTGAAGATATTTTTGAAGCCTGAGCGCTGCCCGATATCGCTTTGCATGATGTCGCCGCAGATGATAAGCTTAGTGCCTTCGCCTACTCTTGTGATAAGAGTGGTAAGTTCTTTTAAAGTGAAGTTTTGGCATTCATCAGCAACAACAATCTTGTCTGTCCAGCTTGCTCCGCGCAAAAAGTTAATTGGCACAGCACTGATCATTTCTTGTTTTTTTAACCAAGCAACATCTTGCGGCTGAACAATTTCTTCAAGCTTGTCGTATAAAGGCATTAAAAACGGATCAAACTTTTCCGCAATATCTCCTGGTAAACTTCCAAGTCCTTTGTCTGCACTTTCAGCAATGCTTCGAACATACAACAATTCCTTATCTCGATCTGCCGCCATAATCTGAATCGCGGCATAAATCGCCATGTATGTTTTAGAAGATCCTGCGGGTCCAGAAACAAAAATGATAGAATTGTCTGGATTCAATATGATATTTAAGAATTGAACTTGTTTGTCTGTAAATTTGAATTTACGGGCTTTTGTTCTGATCTTATGTTCTAGTTGAGGGTGGAACTCAAGAGAACCCGACTTGTCGAGTTTTTTCTTTGCCATTCATATATATTTACACGCACAAATCAAAGAACGATCTCTCTTAATGAAATATCTCCTGCTAAAATGCCTCCTTCTTCCATGGAAATATTTTGAGAAACAATGCGCGAATTTGATGACATGGATAAAGGCTGAATAAATATAGAGCTATTATCATCAGCTTTAACGTCTATACTTATCACATCTCCATATCCAGTATAATCAATAAAATTGCCTATGTTTGTTGCTTTGATTGATAATTCTTTTTCAACACTGTCTAAAAACATTTTTTGAGCAAACTTTTCCCCCAAATTAAATACAGGAGTTCTATTACAAGAAACTTGGTAAGATATGGAAGAATAGTTTTTATCAGATAGTAAATCGCCATTAGTGATTAATGTTTTGTACCCATGAGATAAAGAGCTGCTTGGAGGTTCATTTGTGGTGCCAACAAACGGTTGATTGATTGGGGGATTGTTGCTTATAAATTCCGCAGAGATTAAGATCGGCGCAAATGGAGATATATCAATTCTTGCGCTACTGCAATAACAAGAAGAGAATTGTGATGATCCTATTTTTAATAAAGCTGCTCTATCTCCAGTAAGAGCCTCAAACAAAAGACTTGGAAATGGATACTGACTTGGTTTATCTGCCACCATATTAATAGATATTTTTGTAGCGGTAGGTCCACCAATTCGGAAGTTATTGTTTTGATTTGGAGCTAAAATGCGAGATGGTTCTAAAGATGCTGCATAAGATATGCTTACAGATTTTGCGACAGCGAAATAATCTTCTCCAAAATATTCTGCAATCACTGGTACTTGATTGTGTTTTATTACTGGCATTTTTTTTATTTTTTGGTTTTCCGAAAAAGGGTGTGTTTATTTTTTTTACACTTTTATTTGAGTGAATGTCGATGAGGGTGCTACGTTTTCGAACAATGGGGGGAGGGGTATGGTTTGGTAGGATTGGGGAGGGGAGATTGAAAAAAGGCACCCCCCGCCCTTTTCGCAACTCTGTGATAGATTTTTTTTTGAGAAATGGGGGGGTGTCAAGCACGAAGCAAGAAATGCGCAGTGTTTTTTTCGTCGGAAAATACAAAGAAAAGCTTGTCACAAGGTCCGCTTTCGCGTTACTCTGCTGCCGCGCCGAGCGCATCACCACCATGACCACCACCACCGTCACCACCACCGTCACCACCACCGTCACCACCACCACCGCGCCTTCGCTGGTTTCGATTGCCAATCGCATTTCCAAAGCGGTTGCAACCAAGGGGGAATGCTATGCAAGCAAATTCGGGCGAATGACTGCATTCATGACGCTTTTGGGAATCGATCTTGAGGTTTATTCTCAAGATGGAAGCATCTCCCGCGAAAAACTTTTCGAGATCTTGGAGGCTCTCGCCACCCAAGCGGAAGCTCAAGAGTCTATCTGATGACATAAGTGGGAGATAGGCGAAAGCCTATCTCCCGTTCATATGTCTTGTAACTCATTGATCTTTAAGTAGTTACAACAGCTGCAACTCACTGAAAATCAACGACTTACATCGAAACGACCCCCGAGGGGGCCGCGTCTGCGTAAGTCGTTGATACTAAGCGACTTACGATCTTTGCAACTCGTTGAAAACCAACGACTTGCGTCATGACACAAAAAGGTCTTTATGCCTACTCGTCAAGCACGAAGCAAGAAATGCGCAGTGTTTTTTTCGTCGAAAAATACAAAGAAAAGCTTGCAACAAGTCGGTTCATGTCCTACTCTCTGCGCATGGTTATTCCGACCGCCACCACCGCCGCCGATGAAGCCGCCCTCGCTCTCGACATCGAAAAAGAAATGCAGCGTATCTCTGCCATGAGTAATGAAGAGTTTGTGAATGAGTTCATGAACGGCAAAGATTACCCATACGGGGAATGCGATCCATACGAGAACTACAACTGGCGAGACGACCGCTAAGTCAAGAAAAATCGCTCCGAAAGGAGCGATTTTTTTGTGCCTTTTCCAGAAAAAAAAACTTGACAAAATGAAAAAAAATTGTAATGGGTGCGAATCCGTAAGTCGTTGAGTATCAATGAGTTACGCAGAAACGGCCCCCTGCGGGGGCCCCATCGATGTAAGTCGTTGAGTATCAATGAGTTAC